GCTCCTTGGCTCCTTCCCAATCTTGGGCATTGATTTTTCGCTTTAAAGTGGAGGTTTGAAGTCGCCCAACGCCAAGGTTGTAAACAAAATCCACGGCTCCGTTGCACTTGCGCTCATCAGTCGCAAGGATAGGGCAGTGGCGAAGGACGCCCGGCAGATAGGTATGCTCCAACTCAAACATCAACAGCGCCCTAGCCGTTGGCTCGTCCATCGGAGCGTCCTCAAGGGTTACCTTACGCCCATCAGCGTAGTAGGTAGACCCGTACCCTATGGTGGCGACGTTAGCTGGGCATAGGTATGGTCTAGCCCGATAGCCCTCGAATTGACGACACAGAGAGGCGGCTAGTTCTAGGTTCATAACCCGCGCTGTTTTAAAGTTCTATCAAGGAACCAATAGTTAATTGTTCCAGCCAAAAGTGCCGAGAAGTCGGGGGAAATCATCATCTTGAAGACCTCCATTGGGGGCGCTCCTGCAAGGTATGAGTTCCAGCCAAACCATAAGTGAACGCCCGACCAAACCAGAAGTATCCAATATGTCACCACAGGTCGGACTGATGCAGATAGACTAGCCGCCCAACCACCAGCGGCTTTGACCATTGTGGCTTGTTGCTCTATTGCAGACTTAAACGCATCCATGACCCCTACGTCTACAGCCGCCTCTCGTTGTGCCCCAATCTCAGCCAGCTTCATCTGACCTCTGATTTGCTCCAGTTCACACTGACGGGCAAACATAAGCATCTCATGTGACCTTTCGTTCTTCTTGTCAAAGAACTTGAGAACCTCTGGAGCCAAGCGAAAAATACCGCCTAACGCCCCACCCAATATTCCACCAAATACTTCAAACATACTTAGTCCTTACATTTAGATTTGTCGTCATTCTGCATGAGTTTGATACCACTCAGGAACCCAATCATGCCGCCGATAAGAGTAGAAAAAGCGGGTGAAATCATTTTGAATATCTCTGCGTTGTCCACCTCTTTGGCCCAAAGGCCAAGCATAAAGCTGACGACCATAGCCAAAACAGAGATGCACAGGGTGAAGCTGACCATTAGCGTGACCCACAGAGTCAGCTTGTCCTTGGTGTCCATTGACACTTTCTTCACTGGTCTGGGTATCGGCTTTCTGGTCATTTCTTTTCCCGTTCAAGTGCGTCCTTCTAGCCATGAACTATCTTTGCTCTAAGCCATGTTGAGTCTGCCGTCCCCGCCCACTCTGCTAGGTTGTTCCAGATCACCGTGTAATCCGTTGACTTGCAGTAGAGCGCATTTTTGTCTAGCCACGCTACCATCTCTCTGTGCCGCTCGGTTGGGTTGTGAACTGTGTAAGCAATCCCATGGAACTCGCGCACGTGGCATCCGCTCTTGGCCGTGGCTCCCACTAGCCCCAACACTAACAATAACATTATGAGCCAACGCATTTACCACATCCAACTCCATGCAATCATGTACGTGCCAAAGATGACGAAGGCCACAAGGCAGGCTGCGGCAATCAATGCTTCAGCCCAGTCCCACATGATTAGTTAGGTTTTGGATATTTTTCTTTAACCGCTAAACAAGCATCAATGTACGCTTGCACTTGCGCTTGATTGCCCTTAACAATGCCGTCAAGGTAATCAGACATTGGTGGATATTCATTGGCTCTGTCACGTTGATAGCGTGTTTTATCTTTTTCGGACTGAGCCAATTCGTCCAATTCACGTTGAGCAATTTCGGAGGGTGTAGCGTCCCGAACAACGCCGTTTTCAAGAATTTTCATGATGTTTTAATTCCATAAAGAGCCACTGTTCCGGCAGTTAAATTGCCGGTAGTCGCTAAAAATTGAAAACCTGTAATAACACCTGCAACGTCAATGCCCCCGGTAAAACTTTGTATCGTGCTAGATGCCCCTGTATCTCCAACGCAGCCAGAATACCCATTTACAACCGGGCCTCTCCTGCCGCCAGTGTTGGCAGATGACAGAGTAAAGTTTCCACTCCAATACGAATTTGTGTCGGGAGCCCCGCCAGCATTAGCCATCAAAAAAGTATCAGTTGTGCTAAAACCAGAAGTAATCACTGAACCAGTTTGCACGTTTAAATGTAAGTTTACATAGTCAGCACTAACAAAAGTAGTTGACTGCCTTAAACGAAGTCTCAATCTGCTACTTGCTGACAACCTAAAATTTGAAAACACAACGTAGTAATTGTTATACGTTGCATCAATTCCACTTGTAAAATCTACAGAGGCAACAGTTGTTGTCACTGTTTGGCTTGAAATAAAGACCAATGCACCAGAACTAGGTGTAGACCAAGTAGGCAAACCAGAACCAGCACTTGTAAGAACTTGTCCATTAGTGCCAGCTGCACCAGCAAGGGTCAGGGCTGTGGTTAAATTTGCTGATGCAATGGTTGGGGCAGTTAAAGTCTTGTTGGTCAGCGTCTGTGTTGCTGTAACCCCTACTACATCAGTAAGTGTGTTACTTCCGTAGGCAATGGTCTTATTCGTAAGCGTATTTGTGCTTGTTGCCGTGACAACATTGCTAGGCGTGATGATTCCAGATAGTGCTACTGTAGCCATGATTGATCCTTATATTAGGGCTGTGTGGGCCAAGTGATTGTCCAAGGAAAACCTGATTGAACCGTAATGTCACGCAATGCTTGGCGATATGTAGCCCATGTTGCTTTGTCTACAGGACTATCAGAAAGCTGAGTCCAATCGGATGCAACCAGCTTGTCGTTTCGCTCGGTACGAACAGATGCGGCTTGTGCATCGTTGCGGCTTGTCACTTCATCGGTAGTCATGTCACGAACAGTCCAGACTTGAGTCCATCGGTTGTCAGCAATTACTGGAGTGCCTTCTACTAGCACTTGAGTGTTCGTCAATTCTGGTGGTGTTGCAAAGAACACACGCTCAACACCAAATGAAGACAGCATCTCATCGGTGGCTTGAGCAGGGAAGCTAGTCAATGGATTAGCGGCCTTTAGTTGCCCAAGGCCATAAGGGTACTGCTTAACAGCCCCGTTTTCGATGAGTGCGTGCATGATTTACTCCACTTGTCGTTTGATGACGTTCAACATAATCTTGGCTTTTTTCTGTTCAAGTTTTTCAGAGGCATACAAAGTGTGCAACTGCTCAGTAAATGCCGCCAATTCAAGTCGTTCGTCAGGCGGCAACTTGCTAATTTCTTCAAAAGCTAACGTGTAGTTGTCGATGTTGATTTGGTAGTGCATGACTTCTGCTTCACGAGCTTCAAGAGACATTGCCAAGATTTCTTCACGGGTCTTTGGGGTTTCAACTATTTTATCTGTCATGTTTTTCCTTTATGTTAAGTAGTGATTTGTGTGATTGCTACGCCATTTCCTACACCAGTAGGTAAGACAGCGGGATTAGCGTATTTAGTTCCAAATCCAGAGCCACTCCAAGGGTAGGCTGCAACAAATGGTGTTGCAGAATTAACGGTGGCTATTGTAGAACCATCGGGACTAAAAGCTACGCCATTTCCTTGGGCGCTGGGTATTGTTGGATTGGAATACCTACTTCCAAACCCACTACCAGACCAAGCGTAAGCCGTAATAAATGATCCTATAGCATGAGCCAATACAATAGCAGAACCATCTGGGCTAAAAGATACACCAAATCCATTACCAGCAGGTAGTGTAGTTGGGTCAGCGTATTTAGTTCCAAATCCACTACCAGACCAAGGATAGGCTGTAATAAATGGTGTTGTATCATGCGCTACTGCTATAGCAGAACTATCAGGGCTAAAAGCTACACCACGGCCAGTGCTTACTGGCAACGTAGCAGGGTCAGAATATTTAGTGCCAAACGCAGAGCCAGACCAAGGGTAAGCCGAAATAAAAGGTGTTGTAGTGTGAGCTATTGCTATATTTGACCCGTCAGAGCTAAAAGCTACGCCGTTTCCAGCGCCTGTAGGCAATGTAGCGGGATTAGTGTACTTTGTTCCAAAACTTGAGCCAGACCAAGGATAGGCAGAAATAAATGGAGTTGTAGCATGACCTACAGCAATATTAGCGCCATCAGGGCTGAATGTTATACCCTGACCTGTACCAGTAGGCAATGTAGCTGGATTAGTATATTTTGTTCCAAAACCACTTTTAGACCAAGGATAGGCACTAACAAATGGTGACACAGAATGAGCTACAGCTATAGCTGACCCATCGGGACTAAAAGCTACGCCGTTTCCAGTGTTAGTTGGTAGTGTAGCAGGGTTGGTAAATTTAGTGCCAAAACCAGCACCACCATAAGAATAAGCAGTAACAAATGGTGTTGTACTGTGAGCCACAGCCAGAAACTGCGGGTATTTTACATCGCCTACTGTAGACCAAGCTAAGCCAGTTCCATTACCTTTAGGTAATAAAGTCGGATTGGCGTATTTAGTTCCAAACCCACTACCAGACCACGGATAAGCGGTGATAAATGGTGTGTCTCGGTGCGCTACTGCAATATTTAAATTATCGGGGCTAAACGCTACATCTTCTCCAAAACTTGTAGGCGACGTAGCTGGATTAGCGTACTTAGTGCCAAAACCGCTTCCAGACCAAGGGTAGACAAATATGAAGGGTGAACCTTGACCTGCTATTGCAATAGCTAAACCATCAGGGCTAAAGGCTAGTCCAAATGCGTCATTACCGGGTAATGTAGCAGGATTGGAATATTTTGTTCCAAAACTTGAGCCACTCCAAGGGTAGGCTGAAACAAATGGGGTTACTTGATGAGCTATTGCAATATTTAAACCATCAGGGCTAAAAGCTACGCTGTACCCATTGCCTGTAGGTATTGTAGCTGGATCAGCGTATTTAGTTCCAAATCCAGAACCTGACCAAGGGTAGGCAGAAATAAATGGCGTTGTATTGTGAGCTAATGCAATAGTTAAACCATCAGGACTAAAAGATACACCAACTCCATCACCAGCGGGTAATGTAGAGGGGTTTGCATACTTAGTTCCAAACCCAGAACCTGACCACGGATAAGCTGAAATAAATGGCGTTGAATTATGAGCTACTGCTATATTTAAACCATCTGGGCTAAATGCTACACCTTTTGCATTATCGGTAGGACGTGTAGAGGGGTTAGCATACTTAGTCCCAAAGCCACTACCAGACCAAGGGTAGGCTGAAATAAACGGCGTTGTATCGTGCGCTACTGCAATAGCTGATTGATCTGGACTAAAAGTTACTTGATTTGCGTTACCAGTAGGCAATGTAGCTGGATTACTGTATGTTCCCCTAAACCCACTTGTACCCCATGAGTAAACAGTAACAAACGGCGTATTATCGTGAGCTATAGCCAATGCCTTGGGCGTTGTCAATACGCTAACCTGTGAACTACTGCTTGAAAACATAATAGCCCTTAAACAGTGTAGTTCTGACCAGCCACTGACCCTAGCCAGCTTGTGCCACTAATGGCTGTAAACACAAACTTGTCAGCCTTAGATGCAGTAGCCGTCAAAGTTGGTGCAGTTGCGCTAGGCCAATCAACCGTTGCAGGCCATGTGACTGTGCGAGAGCCTGTTGCATCTTGTAGGTGTATCAAGGTAAAACTTTTACCCGCTACTGGCGTTGGGAATGTGTACACGCAATTGCCCGTCAGGGTAATGATTTGCACTGTGCCGTTAGCTAAATCTAGCGTGATAGCCGTTGAGCTATTACCAGTAAACACTTCCTCTGTATATCCGTTGGTAAACGTGCCAGCCTCAACGGTTTTGTTGGTCAGTGTGTCGGTTGTTGCTCGACCTACTAATGTGTCTGTGCTTGTTGGTAGCGTCAATGTACCAGTGTTGCTGATGCTTGAGATTACTGGCGTTGTCAGGGTCTTGTTGGTCAGCGTCTGTGTGCCAGTTAAAGTGACTACCGTGCCGCTATTTCCACCAATCTGTGCAGAAACATTCCATCCATAAGCTGCACCCGTATAAACAAGCGTAACAGTTACGCCTGTAATATCACAAGTCAATGTGTCGCCAGCAGTATTGCCAGCAATTTTAATTAACGCCGTAGGATCAATTGTTAGGTTGTTTGTTCCCCATTGGCTAAACGAGTCAACCACAATAACAATATTACCCACTGATGGACTTGTAGGCAAAGTAACTGTAAAAGCACCGCCCGTTGTGTTCGTTAAAACACCATCATTGTTTGCGGCTGTGTAGTTAGCTGTTTTGACTGCTGTGTAAACAATACCGCCAGCGGCTGGAGCAGAACTTGACCAAGTTGTACCGTTGGAAGTTAGTACATTACCTGATGTGCTAGGCGCTACAAACAAAGGTGTTGATGTGCCGTTACCTAATATGACGTTGTTGGCCGTGAGGGTTGCTAGGCTTGTACCGCCATTGGCAACAGGGAGTGTGCCCGTTACGCCTGTTGTTAAAGGCAGCCCCGTTGCGCTAGTCAACGTAGCAAATGACGGTACACCCAAATTAGGCGTAACCAATGTTGGTGTGTTTGCAAATACTAAAGCGCCAGAGCCAGTCTCATCTGTTACCGCAGCCGCAAGATTTGCACTGCTTGGTGTTCCAAGGAATGTAGCTACCCCAGTACCAAGGCTACTAATACCTGTACCGCCAGATGCAGGCAATAAGGGTGTACCCAAAACCAAAGAAGGCGCATAGTCAAACGCAACGCCTACGTCTGTACCAGTGTTATAGAGCCAAGCTTTCTTGCCGTTAGGGATGCTTACACCCGTCTGGCCGCTAACCTTAACAGTGACAGCAAACCCACCAACAGAGTTGTTAAAAACAAGGTAAGGCTTTTGGATGGCCGGAACATTGATTGTCCCTGCGGCTGTCAAAGTAGCTGTAACGTTTAAAACAAACGCACGGGCGGTCTGGGACGCATTGGTATCTGTCAGTAGGTATGTGGCTACGTTGGACGTAAAGTCAGCCGTTACGCACGTAGCCGTGCCTACGATAGCTTGCTCTAAGCCAGATTGCGTAGCGCTTGAGCTACCCATGTTAGCATTAGTAGTTACACCCCACACACCAGACTGCGCACCGGTTGGTATTAGTTCAAGTTTTAAGTTGGTGGTATACGTACTTGGCATGATCTACCTTTAGTTTGAACTGCGAATTAACGCCGCCGTAGCAGTGTTAGCAGGCATTGTAATTGTGAAATTGGAAGATGTCTTGTCCGAACCAAAGTCCAACACCGCGATAGATTTGTTGCCTTGGGTAAAGTTGTAAATTAAAGCGCAACGAGCCGTCACGGATGCGTTAAACACCACATCAGCAAAGTCTACAAAAGCTGTATACCCAGAAGAATTGATTGTTACGCCAGTCAACGGTACACCACCGGGAGGATACCCACCACCACTTACTTCGTTTACAGAAGAATACACAGTAGTAGCCTCGTTTAAATCAACCGCGGCCGTGTACAAAGCAATCTTTAACGTATTGGTAGATAAGTTATGAACGCCCGTATACAGCTCTTTTTTAAAGCTGGTTGTCTGGGTTTGAAGGATGCTACTCATGAAACAACAGTCCTTGTTTCAGTACGATAACTATCCGTCTGTTGTTTTCCATCGCCCAAGTTCTTGAGAAGCGCAATAGCTTGAACATATCGTTCTTCGTACATTTTGTACATGCCGTCGTCCATTCCGCTTTTCATGTATACACCGGCTTCACACAACGTACCGTACAACAACGCAGAACTAAAATGCTCACTAAGCCATGTGGTTGTCGCTGTAACAATCGACTCGGGCATAATAAAATAACTTAGGTTTGTGACTAATGCAGAACTAGGAGTAGGCCCTAGAATAAACTGCAACTGAGTCACAGGCGATGAGGGGCCGTTAAGTGCGTAATGCTTTGGAATCCCTGTTGTAGCAGGGTTAGGATAAGCCTCTTGCATGAACGCTGGGTCTTTGTTGAGCAAGTAAATATAATTTCCACTTGCATTAATCACAGCAAAAGAATACACAGACAACAGATCTGTAGGCGCATTAAAAGTATTTACGCTTGGTGTTAAAGCAGTACTTGATGTCTTACGTAAATTAGCCAGTTGTACAGTGTTATAGATGCGCTGCTCCGCCTGCTGAATCATGGTATTCATGTCAGTAGTGTCAAAGGTATTCTGCGTGTAGTCAGTTACCGCAGTTACCAATTGTGAGTAAGTCAACGCACCTAGTGTTGCCATATAAACCTTAAGCCATTGGGCCGCGAGCCATCAAACCTTTAGTAGCCGCGCCTGTACCGCGCACCTTGATACCAGACGTTTTAGTTGCTGGCTGCGCGCGACGAGAAATGTTTCCAACAGACATATTGACTGTATTGGCATCGCTGTGGTCAGGGCCAGAACCGGGGTTGTCAGTGGCTTTAACAACTTTACCAGTCATTGTGTGTGGTTTGGCATAGACCTTGGCATCACCAACTTCTTTACCCATCATCTTTTTGCTAAATGTAGCCATGTTTAAACTCCTTAAGATACCGTTACTGTACCAACAAATGTTGTTGCCACCAAGTAGTTTGGTCTCAATCCTGCATCATTTAAACTAGATCCACCAACTGGATTCCAGCCCCATTGAATATCTCGTGAACCACCTGACAAGTTACCAACCGAGTTAACACCAGAAGTCACATACGTTGTATCTCTACGTGGGTTACGTAGGGCTTGTGGGTCATCTACTGGAAACGTACCTAACATCAACTGTGGCTGATCGGGATCCCAGCATTCAGGGCAAACCAACAACTCATACTTACGCTGCTTAATGATCTCAGTCTTAAGCTGCTTTAACCTAAATTGCTGGCCACAGCGATCACATTCAGCAATCGCTATCTTGCCGGATGCGTACCGATTACCCATTAGTAACCCCCGCCACTTCCAATAAACATTGGCCTAGGAACAAGGCGAAGCGGAGCTTTCTCACGGTCTTCACCAGCGGCAATCTCAAAAGTCTCGTCGTAAATCTGTTTAAGCATCTGGATGCGGGGCATCAATTCAGGTACTTTGATTGCAATGTGATACGCCAAACCAGCTACAAGGCACGGTAAAAAGCGGAAGTTCATATCTGCGGTCTCAACACCAGCGCCAGCGTCCTGCACTCTACGCAGTCGGTAGTACACAAATTGGTACGGAGTGCTGTTATCAGGCGTTGGCCATAGCGTTACAGCAGGAAGTTGGGGTACAAATATAGCCGCGCCACTTGTGTGCCCGACTGCGGTTGTATAGTTTTGACCACGGAACACACCACCTAGGGTATTCCCTGTAACGAAGGTATAGTAAATATCTTCGGAATCAATCCGAATAAAACCCGATCCGGCCAAACCAACTACTGTACTAAGCGTTATTGTGGTGTCTGTTGCCGTAATCGTGCCCACCAAGACCGAATTGGTTGGGTTAGTTTCACCAGAAAGTCTTTGAATCCAGACTTGAATTGGGCGAGCTTGGCTAAGCTTGTTTGGAATAGTTGCATAAGTTGAGACGCTAATGCGTGAAACGGTTAAGTCGGCTTGCGTAGAAGCAGTGTTAGATCCAGTACGGATTACATGTTCTAGAAGGTCAATGGTGTCGGTCGGCAGTGCATACGTGGCTAAACCGGGGGTCAAGTTAATGATTCCCTGCTCCATTGTCCACATGTTGATGCCTTTGTTCTGCCACTCAACAGTCATCAGGTTCATTGAGCGACGTGCTGTACGCAGGTCATAACCAGAACGCATTTCACGGCCCGCACGCTCCCACGCTTCCTCGGCGATCTCCGTGAAGTCCATATTAAAGAGGGTTGAGCCAGTAGTGGTCATTTTTAGTACATCTTTCCGCGAGTTTTGCCGCGCTGAGCAATCCCATCTCCACGGCGTGAAGCAGATTTAATTTTACCGCCTTTTTTAAAATCACTTGGCGTTTCAGAAAACGTAAATCCACCACTAGCGCCTTCTTGCTCTTTTTCTTTAGCGGCGTTTATTTTATTGTTTAAAACGTATTCCCCAAATTCGCCATATGATCGACGCACACCTTTTTCAGCGGCTCGCTCTGCGGCTCGTATCATTGAGCCTTTATTGCCTCGCGCTTCTTGTTCGGTCAAAATTTCTTTTGGTGATTTCCCGGGAAAATCTATGTTGCGGCGGCGGTTAATTTCTGAATATGATCCTATCTCTGGGGTATCAAACTTACGCGATTGGGCTTTTTTATTTATTGCGTTTTTTATTGCGGAAGCGGCGGCTCTACCGGGGCCAATAAGTAACCCCTCTAACGTAGTGTCTTGTTCAATGGCTTGTTCTTCAGCCGTAGGTAAATTACGATTGCCTTTAGCATCGTATTTTTCTAATACGCTTCTAAATTTTTTAGCCATTATCTAAATCCTGCCGTTTTCTTTGCTATTGCTTTAGGTTGTGCTACGAATTGTTTTCCGGCTTTTTTGCCAGCACGTTTCGCACGCGTTGTCGCAGCGTACTCAGCAGGGCTAAGACTTTTAATTGCAGCTTTTGGGAGGTATCTTTCACCTGTGTCAGAAGATTTTTTACCACTTTTAGTTGTCCAATCTTGTTTGCCCCAGTTTTTAAGGGATTGCTGTGGGGCTTTAATCACGATAACCGCCGCCTGCTTTTTTGTAACGTTGTGCAACCATTTGTGCTTTTCTGGCTGACCATTGCCCTGCGCCTGTGCCCGCTGTAGCCTCTGCTTTTACAGCATTAAAGATGCGTTTACGTAACTCAGGTTTAGTGTAGTTGCCAGCCTCGTTTACCTTAGACTTTGTTTTACCACCTTCAGCATACGACGCGGTCTTGGCAGCGTTAACAAAGTCACTCTTCTTGGGCGCACCAGCAGAACCTGCCTTACGCATCTTTTCACCTCTGGCTCGCTTAGCCGCAATGTTGGCATAAAGGCCAACAGGCCCACCCTCTTTGTACTGGGTAAAGTCAGTGTCATCCCGACGTGCTTTTTTCTTTGCACCGGGCATTTTACTTGGGGATATATCTCCCATTCCACGGCTTGGCATCATTTTGGATTACCTTTAGCTTTTTTGGCTAGAAACAATTTATCAACCATTTCTATCCGTTGAGGTTTAGTTGTAACTTTGTTAATAATACCCAACCGCTTGGGTTTGCTCGCGCCGTAAAACCCAGCCTTTTTTAAAGACTTAACTACTTTAGCTGCGGGTTTTACGGTTGCCATGATTAGATATACTTTCCGCGTGTTTTACCTTTTGTAGCAATACCATCCGCACGCTTAGAGGCTGAAGAAACAGAACCGCCTTTTTTGTATTCCATGCGGTTAGATGGTTTACCTGTTGGGCGTAACGGCGCATTCATTTGAGTACCTACGGGCTCTCTAGGGGGTAATGGCGCATTCATTTGAGTGCCTACAGGCTCTCTAGGGGGTAATGGACGCTCTGGCTTTGGGGGCGTTGGGCGCTTTGGCTCTGGACGCGTTGGCTCCATTGGTGGCCTTGGGCGCTCTGGCTCTGGCTTTGGGGGCGTTGGACGCGTTGGACGCGTTGGCTCCATTGGTGGCGTTGGACGCGTTGGCTCTGGACGCTTTGTCCCATACAACTTTTGATTAAGTTTGGCAAGCCCGGCCATTTGTGCGGGGGTAGCATTTTTTTTGGGGGATGACATATTATTTCCTCAACAAAGTTTAACAAAGTTTTCCGCGTGTCTTACCACGCTGAGCTATACCGTCTGCACGAGTGACGCCACCATTGGCCATCTTTTTCTTACGGGGGGCAGATCCACCATCTACATCTTGTGGAACTGGCATACCTTCGCGGAACACTGTGTCTTTTGGAGGCGCAGTCTTCTTAGCCGTTGGCTTAGGCGCGGGTTTAGGCGCAGCTTTTTTTGTAGCTGGCGCGCCTTCTGGATCCATGGGGGGTTGCCCCATTTCAGCAGTGTAAACATCGCCGCCTTCAGCGTATTTTTTCATGGCTTAGCACTTCCCGCCACGTTTCATGGCAATCATTGCGCCTTTGGTTTTGCCTTTAGTAGCAACACCATCACGGCTAGAAGAAGATTTAACCGAGCCCATTTTAGATGAAGTCATACCGCCGCTCTTTAAACCTGCATGCGCTTTAGATGCTTTCATAGAGGCGTGTTTAGCCAATGCTGCGGGCATTTTGCCTTTAGCCATACCGCCTTTGTTCAGGAAAGCGGGCACTTTTTTGCCGTCTTTCATTTTCATGGGCATGCCACCCTCTGCGTATCCGCCCATATTCATCTTTTTCACTTTGCCACCTTTTTTAAAGTCGCCACGATCATCTTCGTTTGCGCGATTACCAGCCAAACCTTTTGTATCGACGCCACGACCTTCTAAACGTCTAGCAGCCATACCGGGGCCTAAGCCACGTACTTTGCTATAAACTTTGTCGTCGTCTTTTTGCATGTAAAGATTGCTTTTGACGTTTTTTACATCATCATCAAATCTAGAATCTTTTGTAGCCATAATGTCACCACCTTTAGAAAATTTACGGCCTTTGTCGGCCTCATTAAACTCTTTACCCACAGACTGTGGGACGCCTGCTTTCTTAGCAAACGCTGGGTTGTTAGCCACCGCCGCCATGAAATTGTGTTGTTTCTTACTCGTCGATGGCATCATCTGCCTTCTTGCGTTTAGTCATTTCACGAACAGTATCAGACTCCCAAATACGAAGGCCGAGGTAAATAATCGTGAACAGAGAAGCCAGAGGTGGAAGCCACGTAGACATAACTCCAACGGTTGTCAAAACCGCTGCGCCATCTGCAACTACTTTAGCTGTGTCGTGTTGAGTCATGTTAACAATTCCATGCTCTAAGAGCTTTGTTGATCCGTGAATCCGGATCGTTGGCTGTCTTGGCGCTCGTTAGTTTCTTCTTCATGCCGCCCATCCTTGCACAGAATGAGTCTTTGCGAGAGCCGCCTTCCGGCTGGGGAGGTTTCAAGTTCATACCTTGCGCTTTCGCGGAGGCCCGACCCTTGGCGTTCAAGCCGCCCTTCTCGGATTTGCCCTCTTTCCTCTGCCATGCTGGTGACTTAGCCATAATACACAATCACAGAAGCACCAGCACCTGTGGTGACTGCCAAGCTAGTTCTAGCCAAAATACCTTCTCCGGGTATTAGGATGTGTATTGTTCCAATTGCTGTGGGGGCGGGAAACGAAAATATCGTAGTCCCTGCCGCGCCGTCTTTGACAACAACAGTTCCACCAGTAGCCGCATATGAAATTGTGAGGGCTTTTAACCTATTACGATTTGCGCCGCCAACAATAGTATCCGTTTGCGAAGCCGCTACAAGAAGCGACTTTACGTCATATTGCATCATAATCAATCTCCTTTAAAAATGGGGCCGAAGCCCCTTGGGTTGATTAGGAATCTGCAAATGGTGTAGCAACAGTGCCGGAACCAATAACGTTTCCAGTCACCATGTACTTGTCAGCAGCAATCGCTACAATTTGAACCCATGTTCCAGCAACACCGCCGGTAGTTGTACCGTTCAAGTTGATGAAGTCATTAGAAGAGCCATTAGCAGAGAAAGCAACCACAGCGCCAGATGAGTCTGAATCAATAGAGATCACAGCGCCAACATACAAATCGCTAGAACCGGAAGTTGTACCAATCTTCAAAGAGCTTGTAGAGATAGTAGTAGGAACCCAGATTGTGTAAACAACGCCTTCGTTGTTAACTGTACTTGGGTCTTGACCGGGGCCAGATGTTGTAGAGTTAGTTGAAACGTTGATTGCTGGCAATGTCAAAGTGACTGCCGCTGCCAAAGAACCGCCAACAGCGATGATGCGACCACCATGAGCTTCGGGGCTTAATGTAGTGCTTGCTGTGATGTCAACCACAGTCGCTGGGCCTTGTTGATAAATGCCGCCCAATGAACGAACTGGGCCTTGAAACGTAGTACGTGCCATGATGTATTCCTTACATACAAGTTAGGTGTATCAATCAGTATGTTGTCTGCCGGGACAGTTTGATACACCGGAAAGCCCGGATTGGAAATAATATACAACAAAAGAAAAGGGGGCACAAGCCCCCTTCTCTAAATATTTCCTAAGAAATATTAAGCGCCGGGTGAACCGAAGATACCCAATGGATCTGACACGCCGAAGCTGTAACGCTCACGGGCTTTGTAACGAACGTTACCTGTGTCAAAGTCACCGTCCATGCCAGTAGACATAGGGGTGCGAACAAAGTGCTTCAAACCATTAGGCACATCAGTCAACAGGAACCAAGCATTGGTGTCTGTCAAATAGTGGTTAATGCAGTAGCCTTCAGGGATAGAACCATTGTTCTTCAAAGCGTTGATGTCATTGTCGGCTGTAGAAACACGGAGTTCGGTTTCAAGCAAACGAGTAGCAACGAATTGCAGAGCAGGTGGAATAACCAACTTCTTAGGCTTAGCGGCGATCAACAAGCTACGCTCATCTGTCCAAGCAGCGATTTGAATAACGGCATTCTCAAGAGAAGTCTCGTTCAAATCGGAAGCAGTAGATGGAGTGTTACTGTTAGTACCACCAGAAACCAATGGGTGAGCAGTGTTACACAAAGTAACGCCGTCGCCGTATGTTGGGCCACCTGTAAAGGCGTTGTTCAACACAAAAGCGGCTTTGACCTGCTTGGTGTAAGCCATACCACGGGCCAAAGCCTTGGTGTAGCGTGAAGACAAGCTGTCATACAAGTTATCTTCAACGGCTTCCTCTGTGATGGCAAAGCCCATCGCAATGGTTTCGTGAGTGTAACGTGCAGTAAATGCTTCTTGTGCATTGTCATAAGCGATGGATGAACCCTCGTTTTTGACTGGTGCAGCAGCAAAGCCTGACAGTTTTGTCTCTTCTTCAAAAGAACGCTCAGAGGTTTCGGTTTCATAAATCTCTTTATGTTCTTCACCATATTTAGCGTACTCCAGACCAAACAAAGCGTTTAAGCCGGGAAGAAGTTCTTTAAGTAGTTGTGCGCGTGAAATTGCCATGATTTACTCCTTACAGGCCAACGTTGTTTAAGAACGAATGGGCACTGGGGTTGAACTTAACCAACACATCAGTAAACGCATCGCCGGGAGTGGAAGCAAAACCCACAATTCGAAAGGCCGCCGCAGTTGTCTGCACGGTAGACTCCAAAGCACTGGTCGAGTTACCAGTCTGGGTTGAACCAGTGCTAGTGCTCTGTACAGCGGCAAAGAAGGTGTTAGTGCCCAAAACTGTTTGAGCGCCAGAACCATCTAGCTGTGCTTGAAAAGTAACAAACGGGTCAGTAATTACGTATGCAGTTACCACGCCGGTTGTGCCGGAGGGATAGTACTGACCGTAAATCTGTTGACCTTGTGCGTTGATATAGGATGCGCCGACGAAAACGCCGATTGCACCTACGCCAGAACCACCAAGGTTATTGGTAGTGATGTCTGCGCCGGTAGCGGTAGACAGAGCAATATAACCGTCAGCGCCGATGATAACAACTTGTCCATAAAACAAGTTAGTACCTTCGCCAGCAGGGTCGATTAAGAACTGACTCGTAGCGCCAGCATAGGGCATGCCGTCGATACGATTGATGGGACGTAGCCCATAGGGTGCTGCTGTTAGTGCCATTTAAGACTCCTAAAAATTAAGATCCAGAACCGAAACCGGCACCTTTAGTCACTGTTGTGCGTTTATCGCTAAACAGGGGCATCCGGGCGTCGTTTTCGCGCATGAAGCTGTTGTCTACTGATTGCATCTGCGATTCAGCCAAATTACGGTAGTACGCAGCGCGTTGGTCAATAAACTCAGCCGGTGTTTTGCAAAGAATAAGTCCACCAATTTCAATCGCATCTTTAAATCGAGAATTAGGATCGATATAAGTTTGCGCTTCAGGGTGTTGTGAAGCCTTTACGGGCTCCCATCCTTCGCGGAGTTTTGCAGAAATATTTTTGGCGTCACCTACACCACCCATACTGGTGCGAATCCATCTCATTGCATAACCGGGTTCTTCATCAACGTGCGGGAGTAATTCGGCAGGAGCCCACTTTGCAACGGGTCTTGCTTCTTTTTCACGAGTCTCTAAAGCGCGGTTCATTCGATTTTGTTCAGCCATTTTTATTCCTCTCTTGTTCAGCAACTTTCTCGGCATAGAGTTTTAATGGGACTCCAAGCCTATTTGCCATGCGCACTTGGTCCGGTGAAAGTACGATTTTTCGTGGTGCAGTACTTCTCGTCGCAGGTGCAACTACGTTTGATTTACTTGAGCGCTGAGATGTTTGTGCATCAGCGGAATCCCCAGAGTTAAACTTCTCTGGAAACACTTGGCGAATCCGTCCGTTGAGTTTCCGGTAATACTCATCCGAACTAGGATCAATGCCATCCTCTACGACCAGTTTTTCATGCAACGCAAACGCATAACCGGTCATTTCCCTATCTTTGCCAAACCACGGATTGGAATCTTTCCAAGCCTCGGCTTTGCGGTCCACAGGGGGTGCTTGCGTGAATTGTGTGTTTTGTACCTCATTTTTTTCCTCTTGTAAAGGGGTAGGCTTAAAACTATTTACGCGCTCGACTTTCATCCGGGCTACGGTTAGCTCTTCCTGCGCCTCAACCATGGCCTCGGAGTCTCCTGACTCATACGCCGCCTTGTATCTGATTTTGGCTTTGTCGAGGTCATTGGCTACAACTTTTTTCGCCTGCTCCAAGAGAACTTCTTGGTTCGTGTTTAGCGAACCTTTTAGCTTCTTGTTCTCCTCAACAACCGACTGCGTCATGCGGATAGCCTCTTCCTTTTCCCGGAAGGCGGCTTCTTTGGCGCGGCGTTCGTCGTGATACCCCTTACCCAGTTTGGCTAGACGTTCTTTGAGCTTGACATCAGTGTATTTATCAAGTTCTTCGTCTGTAACCTCTTCGGGGGGAGTATCCAAGGGAGCGCGATTGCGGTCTGATGGAGGCGTGTTGTCGACAATTTCAATCTCGATATCGTCGTCTTTTAGAAGCTGGTTTGCATTTTTCTCAGCCTCTTCCTTCTCATCTGGGAATGTAAACTCAGTTTTTTCAAATGTGGCCATGATTTCTCCTTATGGACGTTGAATACCGCGAGGGTCTTGCACAACAGCTTCAATCGAGTCGTCACTAATCAAACGCCATTCTGTACCGTGTATTTTCATACGGGTACCAGTATTTGGGCGGGTGATAATGAAATCCCCAACTTGGCATGAAGGTCCAGAAGGAAAACGCTTTTCATCTTTAAACGAGTCGGGTCCAAGCTTTGCAACGAATAACACAGGGGAGAGGAGCTCCTCGTGATACATGGCAGTTGCTGACTTAAGAATACCGGTTTCGGTAAATTCTTCTGCTGCTTTAGGGAGCATACAAAGAATGTGAAAAGTAACAGGATCAGGAACCTGTTTTGCTTTCTCTTCAGCCGTCGCGGGAAGTACAGTGGCTGTGGCACCGTCTTGGCTTACTAGGATTTCACTCATCATTTAATCTTTCCATACGTTGTTTGAGGTCTTGAAGGTTGTAATTGGCATGGTCAAGACCCCTAATAACACCAACCAATTCTCTGTATTCAGGATAGTCTTTAGCTGCCCCGGATATCAGTTTGTTAATCGCCTGCTGGCGAAACTCGTCGTTCTGTTTTTTTAGTACATCTGCTTCTGTCATATCAGTCCTTAGTAGGTGTTTACCCGTAGCCATTTAGTGGCCACCCATTTGACGCCTTTTTTGGCAGGAGCGCCGCCGTGCAAAGTTTTAGTATCCTGCGTGGGGGTGTTGTATCTAAACAACAACGCGTTGCCCTCTACAGCCGCAACTTCCATATCCGCGTCGGGAAATATAGTTGCGCCGCCCTCTTCAGGAGTACTGAGATACATAAGAATTGTCGCTATACGCTGGCCACCGCGTGCCGTATGGACACTTGAACCGGGCTGATCGTCAGGAAAATAGTCATAGTGAGGCTTGTACTCTTGCCCTAATTCGTATCGCAAAACCTGGATTCCCTCCCCGTTTTCGACCGGTATTCCCGTGATTTTTGCAATCCTGCGTTCAATTTCGCTTATTAGGGGTGTTTCTCCCCTGTTAAAAGACGCTCCCCAGCTTGTTCTGTTTTCATGAGGAACAGACTCTCCGGTGTTACTCTCCACTACTTGTGACGCAGAGAGCTTTGTACTAGCCTGCGCAATAATTTCGGCGCACTCTTTTTCATTTAAGAAATTCCCAAAAACTGTAGCTTCTGGGCTACTACTCTTAAATAACACCTTGGATTTATCTTTTTCTTCGACCTCTAAAGTCCAGTGATAGAACACATACACTGCTCTTTGCGCTTCTCCGCAGAGCAGCTCATCCCGCCAATGAGGGTGTTTGCGCCCCTCCATAAGTGCGCCCTGACCCAGCGGCAGCACCACGCCTAGGTAATCTTCTTTAAAGTGCGCAGGATCCGCAGAGTTATCCCATTCTTTGCCACTATATGTGCCAGTACTAATGCACAACGGCCACTCAAGATTATTCTTATCCTCGATGCACACGCTCATCGAAATATCTAACTCCTGTCGATCTGTGTGTATGGCTAGATGACTGTGGCGTTTGTACACGCGTGTGTAAGAGTTGGCAAACTTTGCCCCGGGGTATCTTTGCTGTACTCGTTTGGTTATGCGATCAACGTACGCCAACGAAGCAGGTAAGTTATAAACTCCCTTGCTATTCTTGTAGAAAACTTCTTTCTCTTCGTTCTTATCTTCTACAGCATCAAACGCTGCGGTAAGCGAAGCGCGTTCCTCGGGGCTAAATATAGTGATCATTTACCTTACCGGCCCTTTCGGTGTAGATGTTGGTTTGTTCATGGTCTTGACGAGGTCAACCTTGAGCTTATGCGCAACCTGACGGTCCTGTGCAGATACCCGTTCCGTGCTCTGACGTTCTTGCGAGGCCACACGTTGCTGCTCCTTCTGCATATCGATCTGCATGCGCTGTGCATCCAGCTTGAGTTTCTCCTGCGCCAACTGAATATCGGCCTGAGTCTTCTGCGCACGGGTCTGAGCATCTTGCGCCTTGATCTGGAGCTCCGCTTGCTGCATCTGAATCAGCGGGTCTTGCTGCAACTGCTGAGCTTTCTGTTGCTGAGCTATAGACATGTTCTGCTGCAAGAGCTGAGCGGACGCTTGCGCAACAAGTTGAGACAACTGCACTTCAGTCTCTTCAGGTAACTCTTCGTTCGGAGCGGGCAGTGCTACACCCAACTGCTCTTCAATTTTCTTGCGATACAGATAGGCTAAGTGTTCTGCAATATGCGCCTGAATCGCGCCCATCATCTGCTGCGCCATGGGGTTCTGTCCCATCTGCTGTGCAATCATGGGGTCCTGCATAAACGTCGAGTGCACCGCAATGTGCGCATCGTGATCTTGGTAGATGAACGCCTTCGTTGGCTCGCCATTGAGGAACGCCATGTTCTCGCTGATTGGGTCTCTGGGCTTCTGATCATCATCAACCGGCACAAGCTTATCGGCGTTCTTTACACCCAGCACCTCAATCATCTGTCTATGTAGAACAGGCAAGTTGTAAATCTGCGGGGCCTGCTGCGCAAGCTGCATCACAGCTTGATACTGCATGATGCGCTGAGCCATTGTTGAGCTGTTGGGATCACTTACCGGTATCACTTCAACGATGTCGTAGTCTTCGCGCTTGGCTGTGCGATCTCCACCAGCGGGTTCGTAATCATAGTCCTCGGGCATGTTGTCTCTGATGATGCTCTTGAGAAGTTTGAACTCCTCTTTCATCGAGTTGTGCACGCGGGCTTGGACTGCACCCATAATCTTGAGTTGTCTTTCAAGCAGCGCAAGTGTTGTACCCACGGGAGCCTGTGCGCTCATGTCCGACATCTTCATGTCAGCAATAGAGCCCAGTCGTCTACCTTCTTCGGTAATCTGATTCAGTAGCGCCAGCAACACCTGCGACGGCTCCTTGTACGGGAGCGTCATGATGTTGTCTTTGATAGACCCGCTTGGGATATCTACGTCGCGGAACTCGCCCGGTGCAATCGGTGTATCGTCACCCTTAACACGCAAACCCCGAGACTTCAAGCCACCCGGCAGATTAGCTAGAGTACCCGCGTCAACGAGTTGCCTAATAAGAGAAGTGCCAGCGCGAGCATAGCCGCCGATGATATGGATAAGACCCATACCATAAGCACCAAAGCCCGGGATATAATCGTACTGAACCAAGTGCTGACGCTTCGCATATGTTGAATCATCTTCATTCCAGTTTCTGTAAATGGCAAGAACTTCGTCTGTGCCGCGATCAATGGTAATAATGTAAGGAACTGCAATCTCGTCTTCGGTCTCATCACCCGGCATCACATAATCTACTTGAATTTCCGCTAATTGATAGCGGTCATCATCTGTTATAGAGTAGCCCTGCTCTTCGGCTTTTTTCTTCTCAACATCGTTATAAATGCTAACCGGATCACCCATGTCAACATCACGGTAGAAACCTGCAACTTGCAGCTTCTTAATGTCGTTTTTTGTCTTACGCATTAAGTGTGTGACGCGCTCAGCGGTACGTGCGCCCGACGACCCATAAGGGATGATCACATCTTCAGCAGGCAAGAAGATCGCAGTCTGCCTTTTAAGGCCCGGATCGTAATAAACTTTCTTGAAGGCCGCGCCCGCGAGACCTAGGTTAAACAACATGCGCTCATGCTCGGGACGATACTCAGGCATCTCCTCAGTCAAGCGGTAATTCATATCATCTTTTACGCGCTCCGCAGCCTCCTCTTTAAGACGATCAATCGCTCCAATAATCTCCGTTTTGACCGGTCCCGCAGCAGGGAACGTCTCAGTAATAGTCTCACTCTGGAACCGTATAGCCGCCTCGGTGAGAACAGTTGAGAATACACCGCAAGCACCGTTCCAGGGCTCAGTTCGTTCTTCATACTTCATCCCCAAAACTTCAAGACCTTTAACGTACGCATCTGTCCAATCTTTGCGACTGGCAATATCCGCATCTACTAATCCCATCAACTCAGACGCAAGCTTACCCAGCTCACCCTCGTCCATATCTTCTGCAAGGTTGGCATCAAACTTTTCACTTGCTTTTTTGCTGTCAGGTGATAAGTCAATTTCTATACCGCCCATGCTAATACTCATAGATTCTGGGTCCTCGACCTCAATCTCAATTGCGTCTTCTGGAACCATACTTTGATCATCCATTCCGGGGATCAAAGAATACAGAGCTTTATCAATATTAGTAGCCATATATCATCCTCAATAGAACACCGCATTACGGCGTTTAAAAAACTTTTGTTCTTCCGGTTCGTCGGAAGGCAAGCGAAGGAAACCCCCCTGCCTGAACCGCATCAGTGCAAGAGTGGTCGCGTCCACCAAGTCGTCGTGCTCGCCAGACGGAAATGCGGCAATCTCATCAACTGCTTCTTCCGCCCAAGAGGTACGGGGAACCCATACTTTCCCTGACGCAATTATGTCCGAGACCGAGTTCAAGCGGGCAATTTTGTCTTGACCCCTGCTCGGCGTGTATTCCTGAACTGGAATACCCATCGCTCTTAACTCATAGATAAGCGGTGCGCCGGTGGCTTTCTTCTCAATGATTACACCGTCCGGCTCCCACTCGTTGTACTCTTCAAACACATCCTTCTTGAGCTGCACCCACTCTACGCGTTTCCTGTACACATTGAGCAAAATGATGTTTGGCAAGCTGTGGTCTTCGTCGTTGTAGAAAACCCCCCACGTCATGCCCACTGAATAGTCAGCGCGGTTGGACTTTTCAAACGCTGTGTCCCATGACTGCAAAATGTAGTCACATGCCGGTGGTCTTTCAAGTTCCCACCATTTCCACCAGTCCCGTTTAATGATCGCACTCTCATTACCCACGGGGTTCTGTTGATACTGCGCTTGCCACTTACTATTAGGCAATTCTTGCCGCAGGGCTTCCAGCTCCTCCAAAGACCAAAACTCAGGCCATAGGGGTTTACCACTAGGCATGATGGCGGGAAACTCAATGACTTCCCACTGCTCTCCACCGCGGGCAGCGGCAGCTTTAAGTACTTGGCCTGTTAAATCTCGCTGTGCCCAACGAGTCATCACGACTACGATTGACCCGCCCGGTTGAAGTCGCTGGCGCGGACCAGACGTATACCATTCGGTTACTTTATCGTACACATCTGGGTTACTTGCAGCCATTGCTGCTTCTTGCTCGGAGTGCGGGTCATCAATAATCAAGATATCGGCACCTTTTCCGGTCACCGTACCGCCCACACCAATCGCAAAATAGTCGCCACCCTTGTTGGTATTCCACCTTCCAGCGGCTTTTGAGTCCTGTTGGAGCTCAAAATCGGGAAAAATCGCCTTATAAACGTCAGAATCGACCAGATTTCGCACTTTTCGGCCAAATCCAACCGCTAATTCGCCTGTATTTGAGCTCTGAATAATTTTTTTATTAGGGTATTTACCTAAAAACCACGCTGGAAGCAAGTAAGACGCAAATTCTGACTTTGTGTGACGTGGCGGCATGTTAATAATCAGTCTTTTGCACTCTCCATTAGCCACTCGCTCAAACGCCTTGGCCATAATCTTGTGGTGCCTGCCCGAAATGAAGGTTGGCCAGCACTTGTACACAAACCCCAAGAACGTATCTCTGGCTAACTGCTTCTCCAGCATGATCTCTTTGTGGGAGAGGTCTGCAAGAATGGCATCTTTCTGATTCTTTGTTAACAGGTGAAGATTAGCCAGCAGCGCCTTGGTCTCTGGGTCTAGTTTCTCCAACTCGTCCACATCGTCAGACATTTTCTTCCTCCTCGGGCGGCTCTTTGGGCGTTACGTCCTCAACCACCTCGGGGTCCTCAAATTCTTTTTTCATGTCTAAGTCCACAGACGGCACATCAATCGCGTTCAGCTTCATCATCTTACGAATCTTGTCCTTGATCGCCTCATCAATATCCGAGATGTTGTTGTACGTCACGGTGATTTCTGTTTTCTCGGTGAACAGGCCCACGTCGCTGATCTTGCCCAGCATCTCCGTCGCTTTTATTTCGATGCGAGGGTCGCCGCCCCCGGCTAAGTCGAGCAGCTTGTTGGTTACAACTAAGCGCAGCTCTGCTGCGTCGGCAACAAGTGGGTTGTTGTATTCGCGCAACATTGTACTGATACGCTGGGCGACTGGCACCTTCTCCAGTAGCGCTGGAGTGTCGGGCCGCGTGCGTGGCCTGCCCCGTTTGGGTTTGTCAGACATTGCGTCTTCAAACTGTTTCTTTGCAATTTCCGAAAACTGAGCAAATACTTCGTCGGCCTCTTCTTGTGCAATCGGGGAGTCTTCAATATCAGCGCCCAGTCCTTTTAAGACGGCGGCTGTGTTGGCGGCCAATTGCATGTCTTCACGCAAGGTCGCTGCTTTGTCTGATTCGGTACTTTTAGGGTACGGAACCGTTTTATCAATATCAAGTTTTATCATGGAGGAAAGGGGTGCACTCCAAAAGGTGTTTGGATTCTACATGCATGGAACCAAATTATGCAAGGGGGGTCTAAAAAATATATGGAGAGTGGGATTTTGTGGGACCCAAATTAACACCCGGGGGGTGTTTTTAAATTTTGCTCTTCTAGTGCGCGGAACACTGTGTATGTATGTGTGATGGTACCTACTACCAATACTGCCCCTACCCACCATGGTGGTGTTCTCCTCCTGGTCCTACGAACAGCCTAGGGTCTAGCCGGAGAAGATTTTTTCTCGAACTGCCAATGATCTAGCCGGAGACAAGTCGATTTTTTTTGAGGGATTTGTCCATCACAAAGAATAGATTGTCCGTGTGGAGTTTCACCCTTTATCTGACCCATCCCTTATATTAGATCATCGGTTGGTTGATGTCCACCGATAACACTGCCTGCCAATTAGAACAGCGGGCAGTGCGGACAGATCGACATTCCGTCGATGTGTCCATGGCGATCATGCCAACTTCTTTTATAAGGAATACATCATGTCTGTTGCTACTTCTGCTATCGCTGTGCCCGTTGTCATTTCTGACGCTGACACTACTACCTTGTTCGACATTGGTTTTCAATCCACCAAAGCCGAGCAAGCCATGGAACAGGGCAAAGCCCGCCTCGATACCCTCGATGCTAACCTGTTCGATTTCATCAAGGGTGCATCTTATGCGGTCTTTATGAAAATGCGTGAAGTTATCATCACGGGCGCTGTTGATGCCGGTCGGACTGCTGAAGCATCACAAAAACAGTTCGAACGTCAAATTGGTCGTATCAGTGCCAACTTCACTGTCGAGAATGAGCAAGGCGTCAAGGTTGCCTATAAGAAACCTGTCGCTGAGTCACCTGACGCAAAGCGCAAAGCCGATGCTCGTGCGGCTGAGATCAAGCGTCTTGAGGCGTTAGATGACGAAGGACTCTTGGATAAAAAGACTGAACTGTTGCGCAAAGGCGACAACAAGTCTGTGAACGAAGTCAAGAAAATCAATGCCGAGATTACTCGGCGTGATGCTGACGGCATTGCTGAGCGCAAAGCCGAGATCAAGGTAATTGTCGACAAGATCAATGCCCGTGTCAAAGAATTGGTCAAAGACAATGACATCGATTCGTTGACCTCTGGCTTGCTTGCAATGGAGTAATCCACCACGGACAGATCGACATTGTGTCGGTTTGTCCGCTTTTAATCCTTACCGGAGAAACCATGGAAATTGAAACTCGTGTTTGTATGTATGACACGGCTGAGTTATTGGACAATGACATTCGGTTGTTGGCTCCCGTGAACCCGCTTCACCCGCTATGGGATGATGTGCGTGACGATTGGTTGCGTGATTGGCAAGTAGAGTAAAACTCCGCCCGCTGTGCTTCGTGCATGGCGGGCGTTTTTTTTCGCCCAAAACGCGTCGTTTGCGTCGCATCTGCGATGCCAGTTCCGTTAGCAACGGTGGAGGTTTCGACATTTTGTCGATTTTTCCGCCCGCTGGTCGGGTCGACTCGTCGGCAAGTGTAGCAACGGTCTAGTTCGCACGCACATACCCTGGTGACTTATCCTATGATCTATTCGCTCTTATTAGTTGTGTTCTAGCAACGGATTAGATAAATAGTCACTTACGCGCATAAGAGTGACTTTAGCAAGTTAGCTTATCATTAAAAACCCACTTAACTTATCAATGGCTGTGGGTGTAGCACGCCTAAGTTGTTGATTTTCCTAGCTGTGTCTCTCTCTATCTATCTTTTTAAATAATAAAATAATATACCCTTACGCTTTTTTCAAGAAATTATAAAGCAAAACCTCGGATTTTCCCCTTAACTTATCCTATCTCTCCCCCTCACGGGCTAAATATTCCTTATGTACACAATACCCCAAAAAAGCATAAGTGTTTATAAGAGCCTTATCTTATCGCCTTAAACCCCTTGAAAACACTTGACGACACCCCCATATTTATGATAAGCTAACTTCCTAAACTCTTGCCTACACTTACGGGCGTGGCGCAAGTGTTTATTATCATTAACCAAAAGGAGCCTATCCATGTCACGCACCCCTAAATTTCGCACTTGCGACGATCTCATCAACAACTGCGAGATCAGAGACAACTGTTTCGTGTGGCCCCACAGCGAATACTCTCAGACATCGCCCGTCATCAGCCCCTATTCACCGATGACCAAAGCGATGCTCACCAACTCCGTTGTCCGTATCCTATTCACCGCCATAAGGTACATCCCCGTGCATGGTCGGATGGTGAAGTGGTGCAAAACATCCCATTGCGTAAATCCCTATCACTTTAGCGAACATCGCTCCGTTCTTGCTAAGCGCACCAAAGCGGGCATAGTGTCCGACCTGCTACCCGAACAAGATCAGTTCCGTGAGACATTCCCAACGGACGAGGCCGTCGCATCGGTCAAGCCCCGCGACCCCGAAATCATGGAGATACTGCTTAAGCAAGCATCAATCAATCCCTTTGATGCCAAGAACTTGCCCGCTGACTTGCGAGCGGTAAAGATCGTGCCTGACCCACCAATCAAACAATACTACAAGCCCGTACTGATGATGCGCGGTGTCACCGACCGCCTAATCGAAAAGAAGAACACGCCAGTAGCATCGGATGAGGATGTTGATGCGTTGTTCGATGGTTCTATCTTTAAAGCTATCGAGGCAAGGAAGCAACGGCTAGCCCTATCGAAGATTGTGGATGACTGGGACAAATAACCAAAAACACGGAATATGGTGCCAAAACACGGACAGGCACTTGACATTGTCAAGAAATAGGAGTATAATGTACGTAGTACATTAGATATTAGAACTTCCTATGTACTTATGTCCTAGGTCGGACTATTCGACATCCATGTCGATGTGTCCTTCCTTCCCTGTGTTCCTTCTTTATTGGAGATACTTATGTTCACTGACTTCGAGCGCTTCTCGCGCTTCATCATTGCTATTGCACTCATTGTGCTTGCCCTCGACCTTTTCTATTGGAGACCGTAATGACCGACCAAACCACCGAGTGGGATGACCACAACCGCAACATCGCCATTGACTGCATGCCTATCGTTGAGCAGTACGTCAACGGCTTGATCACAGACTATGAGTTCCTTGCTCACCTTAACCGCATCACACACAAGGCTGAAGTACCGGCCGCTGATGTACTCGACCGCGCCACCGGCTTGCGCTACACGCCCAAGATGGTCATGGGCTATATCCATGATCGTAGCGACCGCATGTATGCAGGGGAGATCAATCGATGATCATCTCACCTAAAGATACTGTCTCGCTTCAAGATATGCTGTTACCCCTTGTGTGCCAACTGCGTTGGAAGCACGCACTCGTTGACTGCCAAGTCGCGGGCCGTGACTACACCGAGATTCACTTTTGGCGTAACCCCGAGACCGAGGAACTTGTCCTTACTTATTGGGAGATACCACAATGACTCACCATACTACAGAATACGATGACGATTACACAGCCTGGCATTCATGTGTCATGTGCGGTGATGACGTTCACCACGAGCGATGGGCCTTGGGCTATCACTCGTGCCTCCATTGCGGCAATCAAGCCGCGATCTCTGCACGCCAATCTTGGTGTGTAGTGCAACCCTACGGCAAGGGTCCTTACATGTTGGTAACTGTTGCGTCTGCACCACAGACTCTGTTAGATACCAATCAGAAGTACCCTCGTTCGTAACCTCGGACTAATCGACATGGTGTCGGTTATTCCTTTCTCTTCTTTTATTAGGAAACAAAAATGTCAGAAATCAAACACTCTCGTCGCATCAACTTCACAGAAGCGGTCGATCTTATCCTCAACAGCGGGCTTAACTCAGTACACCTTACTGGAGAACCAGGCGTTGGTAAGACCGCGATCCAAGATGTGATCGTCGAGCGCACAGGCTATCACAAGGTATACATCGATGGTCCGAACACCGATGTGGGTCAGGCGGGCATGCCCATCCCTAACCATACGACACGCACCTTGGACTTCTATCCAGCCGCAAGTTTCAAGCTACATACTAACGAACCATGCGTGATCATGATCGACGAGTGGACCAAGACCGACGACTACGTACGCAATACGTTGCATCCCTTGTTGCACGAACGCCGGATGGGTAATTTCAACCTGCATCCTGCCTCAATCGTCTTTACCACGGGCAATGATGACAGCGATGGTGTTGGTGACTCTGCCAAAGCGCATACCCGCAATCGTCAGACATGGGCCCCCTACATGAAGCCCAATGCTGAAGAATGGCTAGGTTGGGCGGTCAACAATGGCGTAGCACCCGAGGTGCAAGCGTGGGTGCGTGAGTATCCCCATTGCCTAGCATCGTACCAAGATGGCGGGCAGAAAGAGAACCCATACATCTTCAACCCCCGTGACGCATCACAGATTGCGTTCGTGTCACCACGTTCGTTGTTCAAGGCGTCGCATTGGGTATCCATCCGTGATCGCTTAACAGATAACGCTTTGATCGCGGCCCTTGACGGCACTCTGGGCTTTTCAGGCTCGCGTGATTTGCAAGCATACGTCTCGATGGCTGATCAACTCCCGACCCGTGAGGCTATCGAGTCTAGCCCCGACACTGTGACTTTGCCTACAAGTCCAGCGGCTCAATGTATCTTGATGTTCAAGGGCGTAGCAGTATGCACCCGTGAAACATTCGGAACGTGGATGCGCTTCGTCAAGCGTATGCCCAAAGAAGCACAAGCACTCTTCATCAACAGCTTACTCGAAGTTAAAGCCAAGAAGAATTGGGCTATTGCACACCCTGCGTTCGTGACATGGGCTCGTGAGAACCAGTACATGTTCGCAGGACTCAAGGGATAAATCGACACGGTGTCGATAAGTCCAACTAACCAACCAAGGAAAACAAAATGAAAGCATGGAAAGGCGTAGTGATAACTACATATCAGGAAGAACTCACAGTACTGGCTGACACGAAAGAGCAAGCCGAGATACTTATGTACGACCGCGCGAACCCAATAGGGGATAGCGTGAGCGGTGAGATGGAAGTGCATGACTTAAAAGAAATAGGAGAAAGCAAATGACTAGAACAGCAACAATCGGAGCCCCTGTCAGCTACCGCAACTGCTACATCGTGCCTGTCAATGAGGGCTTTGATGTAGTCGACAAGACCAGCGGGCGATGGATTCACATCACAAGCCAGCGTCTAGCCAAATGGAACGCAACTGTGTGGACACGCCTGTCCATGGAGTTCGATACGTCTGTGCCGTTGTCCAACAGCAAGATAACCAAGCTGGAAGACACAGCAGTAGTTATTGATAAACAACCAAGGAAGATGCAATGAGAAGCATATGGATAGCAGTCGGGCGTGAAGCCGACTTTAAAGACCACGAAGTTGAGCACCTGTATGTGTTCGAGTCATCGTTCGATGCACACGGCTTTGTCAATCGGACTAGGAAGTATATGCACCTGCCCATAGAGGCGCGTACTCTTGACTGGTCGGTGACCGAGCACGTAATCAACGAGAGCAAGATACGGGCGTTGACTGACTTCAATGAAACTTACGAGGGTGGGTCAGAGAATGAAGATGACTAACCAATACGACAACCTTTATCAAGCGGGCATGGCGTTCGCGGCTCAACTTCGCCTGATAGGTGAGCATGAGGCCGCGCATGACATCGAGGTATTTGTAATTCAACAACGAGAGGAGCATAGAAATGCTAATGAGAAAACTGACAGCTGAGCAACGTATCGAACTTGTTCATGTGAGCCTGATGCGCGACAAGATGTTTGCGCTATTTGCAGGTTTGTTTATGGTAGGCAAGACAAGCGTGTCTGATACTGTGTCTACTGCACGCACCAATGGTCGTGATGCAGAGTATGGTCGTGCGTTCGTGGATAGTTTGACTGACAAAGAGTTGGCTTTCCTTGTGATGCACGAGAACATGCACAAGTGCTATCGTCATCTAACGATATGGAAGAACTTGCATGATATCGATCACGATCTAGCGAATCGTGCGTGCGACCATGTGATCAATCTTCACTTGTTCGACATGGACCCCAACGAGAATGTCCTCTCGCATCCACGCGACCCTAAGACCGGTAAGTATCAGGGTTGCTTTGACACGCGCTTCCGCGGTATGGATGCGCGTCAAGTGTTTGATATCTTGCGTCAAGAGCAGGCTGACAACCCACCACCTGATGGTGACGGTCCACCATGTGATGATGGCGATGAGGCTGACGGTCCTACCAAGAGTGGGAACGGGCATCCAGAGACTAATCGACAGGATGTCGGAAAGTCCCTCGACGAGCACGATTGGGATGGCGCAAAGGATGGTCTGTCTGAGGATGAGAAGAGGCAACTCGAACAGGACATTGATCACGCGCTGCGCCAAGGCGCAATCTATGCTGGCAAAGTAGGTGGCAATATGTCCAGAGAGATCGGTGAACTTCTTGCACCGAAGGTTGACTGGCGTGAAGTGCTCAAGCGGTTTGTGAAGACTAACTTACGCGGGCGTGACGCACCATCGTGGCGCAAGGCTCACAAGAACTACTTGTGGCAAGACGTTATCCTGCCTGCGATCATCGGTAAGAAGATGAAGCACCTCGTGATAGCGATGGATACGTCAGGCTCTGTACACGGACCTCTGCTTGATGCGTTCTTATCTGAGATGAACAAACTCATCAAGGATGTTCTGCCTGATCGTGTGGATGTCCTGTATTGGGATACTCGCGTGAATGGGCATGAGACGTACACACTAAACGTAACTGACATTGTCAGCAGAACAAGTCCAAAGGGCGGTGGTGGTACAGACCCTGATTGCGTACCTGAGTTTATGACCGAACATAAACTAAAGCCTGACGCACTCGTGATGCTCTCTGATGGGTATATGCACAGCCATCCGCCGGGTTGGGCGCGAGTCAATGCGCCTATCTTGTGGTGCATCATCGGCAACGATAGCTATACCCCACCAAGGGGTCAACTCGTAACTATCAAGGAGATTTAAAATGTCTGATGAGTTTATATTGTGTATCGGAGACTCAAAGTTTCTGATGGGTCTGGATGAGGCGATGCAGATTGCATCGTTGCTCAACGCCTCTCAGACCATTGGAACTGAGTGGCTCAAGGATGTACCGCAAGGGCGTAACCATGTCCTCAAGCGCCCACATCTTATGTCAGCAGTTGTCGCCCCAATGACCGCGATCTTTCGTATGGAGTTGGAAACCAATCAACGAGTACTGGATGAAAAGAAATGAAACCAACTGTACAAAACTTTGTGGTCACGCTTAACCAAGAGACCTTTGATCTACTGCAAGAGGTAAGGGAAGGGCTCGTGTCTAAGCTAGGCTTTCAACCAACGAACGGTCAGGTGGTCAAACACTTGATTGCGTTTTACAACGGGGAGGCGGAGTAATCGACACCGTGTCGATGTATCCGAACCATATGCCACTAGTTGTATTAGCCAAAGGTCAGGTTGTTTATAAACAGGGCACGCGCCCTCACATCGGGTGTCTCGCAAGCGAGAACCAAATACTACAGCAACAGAAACAGTTGCTTGAAAGCAACATGCTCAGCAGAAGCATGTCTTATATCCAACATTCTTTATTGAAGGGAAAATGAAATGGGATACAACACAGCAGACGTGCGCAAGGTAGCAGGGGGCTTCGTAGCCTATAAGCTACAGTACGACAAAACTAAACCTATCCGTGGGCACAAGGACAAGATTCGCCCACTGGGTAGCCGTCAGCATCACTACATGGCTGACATCCATATGCCTGATGACAACACGGTGCAGTTGCGGTACTACGGACAGACGCTCGTTGAGTGGCGTTCGGACAATACCTATTCTGTATTTGCACCCAAATACTACAGCGCGTACTCGCCTGACAACATCCATAACTTCTTACCGGATGTGTCTCAGAACTTCTTGTGGAACGAGGGCCGTCTGTTCTACTGCGTAAACCACAATCGTACAGAGATGTATGAGTTACCGCGTAATACTGGTAGGCTTGACTTCCAGTATGTAGACGGTAAGTCGTTCCTGCTCACCGCCCCTGTTGCTTACAACACACGGTCTAAGCGGGGCAAGCTAAATGAGTACATGCAGAGATACGAAGGGTTCCTGTCGTGGGCGCAAGTTGTGCTTGCTGTTACCGATACGTTCGAGTCAGATGAAATTACCATCTCATTCGAGAAGTATGCCACGGACTTAGGGTTCTTCAGCCTCGAGGAGTACAAGGCGAGTAACGACCAAAAGCTATCACCACAAGAACGTGACGAACTGTGGGATGAACGCTATGCGCGTGATGCTATTCCGTTTGGCTACGGCTACAACGATTGGCGTAGAGGCGTGGGCTTTCACCCTATAGCGTGTCAGAAAGCGCAAGCGATGATAGACAGAGGCGACCCTGATGAGTGGGTACAACTACTGCACATCATTGCTTCCCAAGCGGGTAGCCACATGTGGGCGTCGAGGAACTCAAGAAAACTAAGCATTGTAAACACGGTCGATTGGATGAAGACGTTCGTGTCTTACTTGCACAGAGACCAAGTGTTCGAGCGCGTACGTCTACCCAAGGGTACTAAGCCATCACGCACTAACAACAAGTTCTTCAGAGAGAACCATTTCGTACCTCGGAAACTTCGACAGGTTGTCGATAAATCCATTTAATTTAATCAGGAGAATCCTATGACACAGAATACATTGACGATTACGGCACCCATCGTCTCCTTATCATCCATGGCCATGCTTGTGGAGTTGCGTATCAGCACATGGACTGCACGCAAGCGTGATAACGAGACAACCATGGATGTCAACACATCCAAAGAAGCTGACCAAGATGCGGGCTCGGTATACAAGTACCTCATGGCGGGCAGTGACCACCTCAAGAAGATAGAGAAGTACTCGGCCAAGTGCAGAGCATGGAACTCAACGCAGACCTTGCCTTGGATGAAGGGCGTAGGTCTATTACCTATGGAGAACTTCTTCAAGTACCGCGAGCAACTCGGCACGATGGAGGCTAACTTCTACTCGCTAGTCAAAGACTTCATCATTGCTTACCCACAGATAAAGAATGACCAAGCGTTCAAGCTGGGTAAGTATTACCGTGCTGATGAGTTCCCCGATGTGGAGACATTGCCTCGACGCTTCAAGTTTGAGTACAACTTCTTGCCTGTGCCTGAGAGTGGTGACTTCCGCATCAACTGCGAGGCTCGTGTCAAGGCTGACTTGCAAGAGCAGTACGAGAAGATGTTCAACGACAAACTATCAGAAGCTATGCGTGACCCATGGGATAGGCTACATGCTGTGCTGATGCACATGACCGATAAGCTGACTGACAAAGAAGATGGTGATCGTAAGATTTTCCGTGACTCTTTGATTGACAACGCTATAGACCTATGCGACTTGCTGACCCGACTCAATGTCACCAAAGACCCTGAGCTGGAAAAGGCACGTCGTATGCTAGAGCAGGCCGTGACGACGACCGACATAGACGATTTACGTTCTGATATGGGCGCACGACTAGAACTCAAAACAAATGTTCAAGACATCCTCAACAAATTTAACTGGTAATAACTATGTCATTTGCAAACATTCAAATACCCACACTCTATGCGCTTGACCCATTCCTACAGGAGTTGGTAAACAAACTTGCCTTAGACATGCCAGCGTTTACCTTTACCACTAAAGGTATAAGTAATCAGGGCATTAAATACAACACAAGCAAATCTGCTATACAGGACAGGAAGATCGTACCTCCTGAAAACGTAGAGTTCTTGCGTATTGTGCGTGTCTACAAGGGCGCTGAGCATCTTGGTGAAATCTCTATTGACACTCGCTATGCGCGTAGAGGTCCGACGGAGCCGATCTACTGCATTAAATCGTGGCGTATTGATAACCAACGAGGTAGTGCTAACACGAGTACCACTAACAAGCTAACGGGCGCGGTGCGCATCGTGAAGAAGACCTTCCTACCTATGATAGCGGCAGAGATAATTGAAAAGGCAAGTGCAGAGATTAACAGTGCGTTTCACGGTGCTATACGCGACCTAACACGGCCGATACAGCACAGCGACATGGTGCCGAATACTACGATCATGCAGAGGTATCTGTATCTGTTGCTACGCGGAGAGGAGATACCCGATGGTGCAAAAGAGGTAATGCGCAGGGACTTCTTATCTGAGAAGTATGAGAAGGCAATGCTTGAGTACCTGCTCGCTGAGAAGATGATGAATAAGCAGTACGCAGTAGTCGTGCAATACAACGATGCGTATCTGATCAAGCGCTACCACGCTGACTCCCATGCTATAGAATACAAACCATTCGACGAGCTGCCGGAGAAAGCACAGAGTGCCCTAGCTGTACTTCAGCTAATGGAGAACAGCGAACTAGTAGATGACGTAGGCTTTCGATTCAACGATAGAAACTTCTACATACTAGATGATCTATTTGCTATGATGCACAAGCAAGAGTAAGTAAGAGACCCGCCCAGTGCGGGTCTTTTTTTGTCTATGGACTTATCGACAAGTTGTCGATGTGTCCTAGTGTTAACACCTATAAAATATTTTTATAAAAAGACTTGACATAGTCCAGTTATGCCCTACATTAGAAGTATGGCACTCACCCCCGAAACCAAAGTAAAGCGTAAAGTAACAGTCATACTAAACAAGTATGATGCCTACTTCTTTTTCCCACCTAGTAACGGCTTTGGCCGTACCGGTATACCCGATATCATAGTGTGTTACTGCGGGCAGTTCATAGCTATTGAATGCAAGGCGGGCAAGAATACCACTACAGCATTGCAACGTAGAGAGTTACGCGCCATTGAAGACGCGGGAGGCTATGCGCTTGTGATCAACGAAACAAACATAGATCAAGTTACAGCAGTTCTTGAACAAATAGGAAAGCAACCAGCATGATAGACAACCTACTACGCCCCCTTGTGTGCGATCAACTCAAGGCTCTCATGGAGAAACTTGAGTCCCAAGAATTTGATACCCGTTCCTTGAAGAACCTTGGAATTCTAATTAGCGAGCTTGAACTTACGCGGTTTGAGCGTTACGTTGTCCGTCGCGTGTATAAACGGGTTAGGCGTATGCACGACATGAATCGCATCATTGAGGAAGTTGTTATCGGCCAAGGTCAGTGGAACGTCAACATGGACATAAACGCCAAGTTGCGGGAGGTAATGGACGCGAGCTCACCATCAACTATTACACAAAGCAAGCGCGTGATCGTTAGACCCCGAGCCACAACTCCATGATCACCATCGACTTCGAGACGTACTACAGCCGTGAGTATTCTTTAACCCGTCTAACAACGGAGGAGTACGTGCGTGACCCGCAGTTCCAAGTGATTGGCGTGGCGGTCAAGGTAAATTCCGAACCGGCCGAATGGTTCACCGGAAGTTTGGAAGAGACGGCCGAGTGGTTGGCGCACTTCGATTGGAGGAACCACTTCGTGCTAGCCCATAACGCAATGTTTGATGCGGCTATCCTGACGTGGGTCTTTGGGCAAAAACCCAAGGCTTGGTTTGATACCTTGTCCATGGCTAGAGCATTGTTTGGTATTACTGTTAGCGGACGGCTTGGCGCGTTGGCTGAGCATTTTGGTATTGGTGCAAAAGGTTTGGAGGTGAACGATGCCAAGGGCTTGCGCCTTGAGGACTTTCCTGCTGATCAGTTGATGCAGTATGGTGAGTACTGCAAGAACGACGTCGAGCTAACCTATAAGCTGTACCACGAGATGTCTAGCTTCCCCATCATTGAGAAGCGTTTGATTGACATCACCATCCGCATGTTCAGTGACCCACTGCTTGAGCTTGACGTGGATAAGCTCGAGTCCCATCTTATTGAGGTGCGTGACCGCAAGGAACGTTTGTTTGTTGAGGCGGGCATCACGAAGGAAATACTTAACAGTAGCGCCAAGTTTGCTGAGTTGCTTGTTCAGCAGGGTGTTAGTCCACCCATCAAGATCAGCCCCGCGACAGGCAAGGACACCTTTGCCTTTGCTAAGAGTGACGCTGAGTTCATGGCTTTACTCGAGCATCCCAATGAAGTGGTGCAAGCGTTAGTTGCCGCACGGGTGGGGGCTAAGTCTACGCTTGAGGAGACGCGCACCGAGCGATTTATATCTATCGCACGTCGCGGGCATATCGGCGGCGCTCTTCGTCGTCTACCTATTCCGTTGAAATACTACGCGGCTCACACCGGTAGGTGGGGCGGCTCTGACAAGGTGAACCTTCAGAACCTACCGAGCCGTGGCACAGAAGGCGGCAAACTCAAGCGTTGCCTTGTTGCACCTCGCGGGCACGTCATCATTGATTGTGACTCGTCGCAGATTGAGGCACGGGTATTGGCGTGGCTTGCGGGAGAGAGCAAGATTTTGCATTTGTTTTCTACCAAGCAAGACGTGTACAAATACATGGCCGCAACAATTTTTAGTATTCCTACAGCAGACGTGACCCCCGAACAACGTTTTATTGGCAAGACCACAGTGCTTGGCGCAGGTTACGGTATGGGGGCAGTTAAGTTTCAGATGCAGTTAAAAACAATGGGCAAAGATGTCGACATTGATACGTGCAAGTTCATCATTAAACAATACCGACTGGCTAACACAAACATATCGGGGTGGTGGAATCATCTGAACATAGTCTTGAACAACATGCTCCATAACAAACCATCAAATGTTGATGTGCCCGGTTTGATGACGCTTGAGCCCTTTACCGGCATTAGCTTACCAAATGGCCTGATGCAGAGTTACCCCGAGCTTACGCGCCACAGTAGCGGGGAGTTTACGTACAAGACACGCACGGGTATGAACAGGTTGTATGGCGGCAAGGTTGCAGAGAACCTTTGCCAAGCAGTTGCCCGTTGCATCATTGGCGAGCAGATGATTCAGATTGAGAAGCTATACCGCGTGGTGCTGACTGTGCATGATGCAATTGCTTGCATCGTACCTGAAGACGACGCGGCCTACGCAAAAGAATATATTGAAGCATGTATGAGGATGCCTCCCGCATGGGCGAAGGGGTTACCTCTTGATTGTGAGTCAGGCATGGCTCGAACTTACGGAGATTGTTAATGGCAAATATCACATGGTCGTACAGTAGTTTGTCGCTGTACCAACAGTGCCCCAAGAAATACTACCACCTCAGAGTGGCCAAGGACATCAAAGAGCCAATGAGTGAAGCCATGAGTTTTGGTAACACCATTCATAAGATTGCTGAAGAATACGTTAGTACGGGTAAACCTATTCCAGAGCAATATAAAGAGATTGAGCCAGCGCTCTTGGCAATACGCAACATGGAGGGCGAGAAGCTGTGCGAGAACAAGTTGGGCTTGACCGCTGACCTTGAACCCTGCGGCTTCTTTGACAAGAAGGTGTGGTGGCGCGGCATTGCCGACATCATTATCTTGCAGGGTGATCGTGCCCTGACGATTGATTACAAGACTGGCAAGAAGAGCCAGTACGCTGACCTCAAACAATTAGAAGTGGTATCGCTTGCGATCTTTAAACACTTCCCCCAAGTTAAGAAAGTCAAAGCGGGCTTGATGTTCCTGTTTGCTGATGACTTTATAAAGGCTGACTATCTGCCGGACAACCAAGAAGAAGCTTGGACTCCGTGGATTTCAGAGGTTGGGCAGTTGCAATCCTCCATCGAGAACGATGTGTGGAATGCGAAGCCTAACTTTACTTGCCGTGGCTGGTGTCCAGTCACATCATGTGTTCATAACCAAGGAAAAAACAATGGCTAAGAAGCTAACCAAAACCGCTCAAATACGAGCATACGTTATAGCTAACCCAACCGCATCGTCGGCTGAAGTTGCTAAGACACTTGATGTTAAATCATCGTACGTGTCTACTATTAAGTGGCAAATAAAAAAGACGGCTACCCGAAAGACGGCTATAAAGAAAGTACAAAAGTTTATGGGTGTGAAGATGGCTACAAAAGACATCCCTAAGTTAACCGACGAGCAAGCAACACGTCTTGCGGACAACATGAAGAGACCTAAGATGCGCATGCTCTCGGTCTCTACATCAAACGAGTCTTTTGCAGAGCGCGTGTATGCCGTAACAAAGGGCATGATTGATGCAGTCAATCACCCACCACATTACAACGATGGTGGCATTGAGACGATTGACTACATTGAGGCGAAGGGCTTGGGCTATCACCTTGGTAATGCCGTGAAGTACATCAGCAGAGCGGGCAAGAAGGGCACGAACCAAGGGCTTGAGGACTTGAAGAAAGCTCAATGGTACTTGAACCGTGCAATCGAGAAGAACGAGTACGCCTCGCCTAGCCGATGAAACAAAAAGCCGTACTGGAGTTTGAGTTCCCTGCTGATGAGGACGCACTGCTGTTCGCCGTCAAGGGGCCTGACATGTACGAAGCGTTGAGTGAAATCAAACTCGCTGTAACAAGCGAGTTCACTCACAAAGCTGACATGGCCGCGGCACTCGCTCGTGTTCGCGTTCTGACTGATGACGTATTAGCAAAAATAGGATAGGAGAAATTTAAATGACACACGAAATTAAAGCCAGTTGGGATACCCTGATGCAACAATCAAAGGACACCACATGGGGTTACTTTGGCGAAGCGCATAAGATATTAGAGGGGTCGGATTTAAAGTACACCGCCGCCGACGTTGTAGCGTTGGCTAAAGTTATGGCAACGGATTTTCATACCGCGAGTATGGGCGTAGCTACGCAAAAACTTTGCGAGGCTTTAACTACTGTGGGGTGGGGCTTGGATAGCGTTGCTGATGTTATGCGTGAGGCAAACGCGGAATGACTTGGCCGTTCCCACCATTCCCAAACCCGAAGGACAAGAGCAACCGAGTCCCAAAGTTCAACCCCGATAACCACGAGGACGCACCGCGATGAACAAAGATGAAGTGATAGCCCTTGCCGAGAAGTGCAAGCTGGCCGTGCTTATACACAGTCAATGGACACATCAAATTAGAGAGTTCACTGTGGTTGACTATGTTGTCGAGGGCGACCTTGGAAGCTTGATGCAATTTGCCAAGCTAGTAGCTGATGCCGAGCGTGAGGCGTGTGCAATGATTTGTGAAGCAAGAGCGCGGGATGACGGTCTCTCTAACCATAGGCGTGTTGATGCGGCAATTCTTGCGGAGCGCATCCGAGTAAGGGAGAAGCCATGAAACTAACAGCATGGTACGACCCAACTAACGGCGCGGTCAGTACAGACAAAGACTCACCTTTGTTTACACCGCTTGGTCAGGTGTTGCCTTTGTATACACAGCGCACATGGGTGGGACTTACCAAAGAGGAACGCCACGAAATCAGCATGGCTAATAGACCATACGTTGCAGATACTATGGCGGCACATGAGGAAGAACTTAAACGGAGAAACACATGAACGATGATGACGACACCCAAGACTACGTAAACCCGAACAAACAACGCAACGACGTGCTCGAAGAAGTAGCCAAGGAGATTGAGAAGATGACTGTGTTTGGTAAAGACACCATCGACAGCTTCGTGGTGTTTATACGGGAGATGAAAAATGCCAAGACCTAAACCGCTCGAACCATTAGTAGGAAGACAAGTAAGAATGTCTGACAGACACTGGATGATATTGCAAGAACTTGGTGGTGCTGAGTGGTTAAGAACCCTTCTTGACAAGAAGGCACCCATGCCTAAAAAATACTATGATGCTTGTTTGAACCCACCTACAGGAGAACCTCATGCCATACGTAAACAAACCACGTCCTTACAAGAAGGAATACGAACAACAGCAAGACCGCGGGGAACTACCCAAGCGCATGGAGCGTCAGAAGGCTAGACGGACAATGGATGCTAAAGGTGTGGACCGCACGGGCAAAGACATTGACCATGTTGTACCGCTATCCAAAGGAGGGACCAACGCACCTAGTAACTTAAAGCTCAAGTCACCCAGTGCCAATCGTTCCTTTACTCGTAACTCAGACCATACGGTCAAAATAAACAAACCTAAAAAATGATTAACGATTTGTACAAATGGCCAAGGCCCTTGGGCTTTACACCATTTGATCATCAACGAGAGACAGCAAGTTTTTTAACCGACAACTCCCGCGCATTCTGTTTTAACGAACAGGGTACAGGGAAGACAGCCTCTGTTATTTGGGCGGCAGACTACTTGATGAAGGCGGGCATGATCAAGCGCGTCTTGGTTGTGTGCCCCTTATCTATCATGCAGTCCGCTTGGCAGAATGATTTATTTAAGTTTGCAGTACACCGCACAGTTGATGTTGCATACGGCAATGCAGAGAAGCGCAACAAGATTGCTAACAGCACGGCCGAGTTTGTAATCATCAACTACGACGGCATACCGGCTATTGCAGAGTCAGCTATTGGCAATAGGATGTTTGATCTTGTTGTGATTGACGAAGCAAACGCTTACAAGAACGTGCAGACCAAACGTTGGAAGATTATGCGCAAGTTGATCACGCCTGATACTTGGTTATGGATGTTGACTGGCACACCCGCCGCGCAGTCACCTGTAGATGCTTACGGGCTTGGCAAGCTGTGCGTACCCCAGCGAGCACCGCGATTCTTTGGCGACTTCCGTGAGTCAGTCATGCAACCGCTCGGACCGTTTCGCTGGATACCCCGTCAGAACGCGGAGAAGATTGTGTTTGAGATGCTTCAGCCAGCAATTAGATTTGAGAAGTCTCAGTGCCTTGACTTACCAGAGGTTACATTTGTTAACCGTGATGCCCCGCTTACGCCACAACAACGTAAATACTACAAGGAGCTAAAGGATCAGATGTTGATGGAGGCTGCCGGTGAAGAAATTAGTTCGGTCAACGCCGCGGCTAAGATGACCAAGCTGCTTCAGATTTCTTGTGGTTCTGTGTACACAGACAGCGGTGCAGTGGTTGACTTTGATGTCAGCAATCGCCTCGCCATTGTTGAAGAAGTCATTAACGAATCAAGCCACAAGGTACTTGTGTTTGTGCCGTACCGCCACACAATTACTCTTTTAAATAACTACTTAACAAAAGCTGGAATCAAGTGTGAAGTAATTAACGGTGATGTGCAAGTGCGTAACCGCACTAATATTTTTAAACGGTTTCAAGAAGGCGCAGACCTTAAAGTTCTTATCATTCAGCCACAAGCCGCGGCACACGGACTTACCCTAACTGCGGCAGACACAATTATCTGGTACGCTCCAGTTACGTCTACTGAAACATACTTGCAAGCTAACGCACGTATTGATAGACCCGGTCAACGCAACCCGATGACCGTGGTACACATTGAAGGAAGCCCCGTTGAACGCAAGCTTTACTTCATGTTGCAAAACAACATCACTAACCACGAAAAAGTTATTGATTTGTACAAAAAAGAGCTTGACGAGTCTTGACAAAGTCTAGTTAGCCTATATAATATAAACACCAACCAAGGAGCAATATGGACGACAAAGCCATGGACGAACTGTCCGCCAAGTACATAGAGATTCGCACAGCACGCGAACATCTACAACACGAGCATGAAGCCAAAGATGCTGTACTAGCAGAGCAAATGACAGAGGTCGAGAGTAAGATGCTCGACGTTATGAACAGCGCCAATGCAGTAAGCGTTTCAACTAAAAATGCAACCGTTATGCGACGTGTCTCTAGCCGCTACAACCCCACCAACTGGGACAGCGTATACGAGATGATCGCAAGACATGGAGCCTTCGGTGTATTGCACAAACGCGTGCACGACACCAACATGAAGCAGTTCCTCGAAGAACATCCTGACGAGTACCCCGCTGGTCTGAATGTAGAAACTCGTTACACAATCGTAGTCCGTCGTAAATCCACTATTTAAGGAAAAATATGAGCAACCTCACAACTCTCAAAGAAATGCCCCAGCACTTACAAAACGTTAAGCTGGATGACTTTACTAAAGCCTTCTCCTCCTCTGGCGGTAGCATCAAGCGCATCACATTGCGCGGGCGCGTCTTCCGTCTTGTTGATGGCGGCAAAGAAATCTCTAAGAACACCGACCCTTTTATGGATGTCGTAATTGTTAACGGTAGTAAGACGGTGCAAAAAACTTGGTACGCTGGCGAGTACAACCCTGACGAGACAAGCATTCCTAATTGCTGGTCTAGCGATGGCGAGCGTCCCGACGCAGATGTACCCGATCCACAAGGCGCACGTTGCAAAGAGTGCGCACAGGCAATCAAAGGCTCAGCCGGAGCGGGCCGTGCCGCATGCCGTTACTCTATGCGCTTAGCTGTTGTTCTTGCCAACAATACATCCGGCGATATTTATCAACTCATCCTGCCACAGAAATCTTTGTTTGGTCAGGGCGATGTTGACCACATGCCCTTCTTGCAATACGCCAAGTATGTGGCTCAGTCAGGCTACAACCTGAACATGATGGCTACCCGCATGACGTTTGATACTGACAGTGATTTTCCTAAGTTATTGTTTAGCAATGCAGAGTTCTTGGACAGAGACGGTTATGCTAATGCTGTTGAGCAAGGTGAGTCATCAATTGCTGTTAACGCTGGTAAATTAAACTTTACTGCTAAAAAATCTGAAGCCGCAATCCCACGTATGGTTGCACCTGCTGGCTCTGCCGCCGCAAAGCTGGTCGCTCCTGTTGCTGAAGATACTCCTCCTGTCAAACGGGCAGAAAAACCCAAAGAGACACCGAAGCCTAAGTCATCAGGCATGGCAAGCATGGTTGATGAATGGGGAGATGAAAAGTGATTGGATACTCACAGCAGACTGTTCGCGCTAATCGGGATGCCGATGGTCGGAACACTGGCGTGAAGTTAGGGAGATTCTGCATCTCCCGCGAGATTCCTGTAGCTGACGTAATGGACTTCTTTGGCGTATCTAAACAATGCGTCTACAACTGGTTCATTGGGAGACACGAGCCAAACAAGCTGTTCTCCGAGGCAATCACAGAATACCTTAAACGCGCTAAGTAAGGTTTAGGGGGCGACTAGCTCGACGGAGCGAACGGGGATTCCGTCAACCCCATGTCGCCCCCTCTCTTTTTGACGGTGAATGGATTCAAAATGGCGGATATTGAACTATTGCGGCGCGTTGTATCAAGCGAAGATGGCTGGTACTGCGTTGTAGGAATTGATAAGAACGACAAAGTTAAGCAGACTTTTCATAAGACACTTGAAGAAGTGCAAACACAGGCTGAGCAGAACGTAGAAGATAAGTTTAATACATTCTTTGCGCTTGGTAAATTTAAGACCAGCGACAATCGCAAGGTTGAGAACGTTGGTTGGATGCAAGCTTTTTTCTTAGACATTGATTGTGGCCCAGCTAAAGCCGCGCCTGATAAGTATGGGCGTATTCAAGGTTACATTGATCAAACTACCGGCATGATGGCTGTCAGGGATTTATGCAAAATCCTTAAACTACCAAAACCAACGATTGTTAATTCCGGTCGTGGTATCCATGTCTATTGGCCGCTTACAGAATCAGTTGATGTAAGCAAGTGGTTACCTGTAGCGCAGACATTTAAAGCTCGATGCGTTGAGGCCAACATCATAGTTGACCCCGCAGTGCCAGCAGATGCCGCTCGTGTGTTGCGCATCCCCGATACTCTTAATTTTAAAGATGACCCTGCATCAGCGGTTATTTTAGAAGGCGTCAATCCGCATACAAGACCGATAGCGTTTGAGGACTTTGCCGCGTTGATGGGACCTCTTGTCTCTGCTAGGCCAGCGCATCTACCTAGGCAACTGGATGATTTTACAAAAGCAATGCTTGGCAACCGGCAGTCGCGGTTCAAGATCATCGTAGACAAGACACTGGCGGGCGAGGGATGCGCTCAGCTTGAGTACATTGCAGACAACCAAGATGCCGTTGAGGAACCACTATGGCGGGCGGGGCTGTCTATTGCTAAGCACTGCGTTGATGGCGACAAAGCCATCCACATGATTTCAAAGCATCACCCAAGCTACAACGCTGTGGCTACGGAAAGAAAAGCACAAAACATCAAGGGGCCCTATACGTGCGAAACGTTTAACGATTACCGCCCTGGGGTTTGTACATCATGCCAACACTGGCAGAAAATTAAATCGCCTATTACGATTGGTCACGAGATTGCTAGGGCTGAACCTGATGAACCTATACCCGTGGTGGGAGCCGATGGCATCACTGCTGAGTTTGTTGTGCCTGCTATTCCCTCGTTGTATTTTCGCGGGCGTAACGGTGGTATCTATCGCACTGTAAAGAAAGGTGAGATGGATGAGGACTCTGAGGACGGCGGTGAAGAGAAGATCATCTGCGTCTACGAATACGATCTATTTGTTATGAAGCGTATGTATGATCCCGCAGCGGGCGAAACTCTTCTATTGCGCCTGTCGCTACCACGCGACGGGGCCAAGGAATTTACGATATCTACCGAAGCTCTGTTAGGCAAGGATGAGTTTCGTAAAACGGTGTCATTTCATGGAGTGCTAGCTAAGCCCTCTCAAATGGCAAATATTCTTAACTACGTTATAGATTGCGCAAAAGAAATGCAAGTATCACAGGAGGCAGAAGTCATGAGAGTTCAATTTGGTTGGTCGGAAGAGAACGACAAGTTTATTGTGGGTACGCGGGAGATCGGCCCAAGTTACGTACGCTACAGCCCCCCGTCTAAAGCTACTAAAGATTTGGCTCCGCACATGCGGGCTGTGGGTGATCTTGAAGAGTGGAAGAAGATTATCAACGTGTACAACATGCCCGGGTTTGAGCCTCATGCCTTCGCGGTAGCCTCCGCCTTTGGCGCACCCCTGCTTAAGTTTATGGGCGTTCGTGGTAGCGTAATCAACCTGCTTAACAACCGATCCGGTACAGGTAAGTCAACCATCCTTGAAGTTATGAACAGCGTATGGGGTCACCCTAACCACATGATGCTCCAGTGGAAAGACTCCATGGCTGTCAAGCTACACCGCATGGTTGTGATGAATAACTTGCCGCTGGCTGTTGACGAGGTTACCAAGATGACCGGTGATGACTTCTCTGATCTTGCTTATAGCGTGACGCAAGGTGCGCCGCGCCGCCGCATGAAGGCATCTGCCAACGAAGAGCGAGAAGCCCAAGGGTTCTGGGCCACCATCATGGTCTGCTCATCTAACGCCAGCATGACCGACAAACTGCAAGCTCTAAAGTCTACGTCTGAAGGCGAGCTAATGCGCCTGATGCAGTACCGGATTGACCCTACAGATAACTTGACCAAAGCCGAAGCTAAGATCATATTTGGGGGACTACAGCGCCACTACGGTTTGGCAGGGGGTATCTACGCCCAATACTTAGTTCAGAACCTAGAAGAAGTTATTGACAGCTGTATGCAAACACAGGCTATTTTTGACGAGAGGGCTCAGATCGAAACTCCCGAGCGGTTCTGGTCAGCCACCGCTGCCGTTAATTTAACGTCAATGACTATTGCAAGGAACCTTGGGCTTTGGGACGTTGATCCTAAACGGGTGATGAACTGGGCTGTTGATCAGATTGGTAATATGCAGGACGAGTCAAGGCTTGGCCAGACTGACTACGCCGCTGTTGTCGGTGAGTATCTGCTTAAGCACAACGCCAACACATTGGTTATTAACCGCCACAGCACGTCTAGGTCTGGGATTGCCGCTATGCCTATTTCTATGCCTCGCGGGGCTATCCTAGTTCGTTTTGAGCCCGATACAAAGCTTATTCACGTATTGCGGTCATCGCTTAAAGCGTTCTGCGTAGAGCGTCAGATTACGTTTACTGACTTGCTTGATAAACTGCACAAGGAAGGCTCGTTTGTTCAGTCTGCCCGTGTACGCCTTGATGCTGGCACTGACATGCAATCCCCGCCTGTAGAGGCGTTGTTGTTTGACGCCGACAAGCTAGGGATTTCCCCTATCGTTGGTAATGAGAGTTGATGGGGTTACTTACGAATTGGATTGGCGTGAGTTCACCATTGGTAGCTCATTCTTTATCCCCTGTGTAGGGGTTACTGCTGGTAAACAGCTTATAGAACGCAAAATGGCCCGGCTGGGCTACGCCGTCATTGTAAAAATTGTTATTGAGGACAACGTAAAAGGCTTGCGTGTCTGGAGAAAAAAGAAGTAAACTAACCCCGACATCCTTGGTTGGTTGTTAGTTGCTTGTCCTTGAGTTGGATTTACCCCGCTAGGGAAACTTAGCGGGGTTTTTTTAATCCTCGTCTTCGTTGTTGTCGCTAATAGCGCTCATGTAATCCGTATCACCCAGCACGCCGCGCATTTTCTTGTCAATGTACAGACCGTGATCTGTCTCGGCAGATTTTTTCAGGCGGTTCAAAATAGACTTTGTAATTGCATCCGCTGGTATGGCCATACTAGTGTGCTTGTCGTTGAACTTATAAATTTTGTCTAAGGCTTTATCAGCAGTGTCGGAATCGCCAGACGTAAAGCCAAGTGCAAACAGGTTCAAAAGGTTATCGCGTTCTTTTTTCACCGCTTGTTCCTGCCCTTTGATCTGAATGTTATAAAACTGACGCTCTGCAAGTTCAGCGTTACGGATACCAAGGGACTGCATCAACAAATAGAACGGCCCCATTTCTTCCATCAGCGGATCACCTTTTAGGGTATTTGCACCTTCTCTACCGTAACGAATAGCAGTCATAGGCGCTTTAGCAAAAGCGGGCAGTATGGATTCAATTGCACGATCAGCGTGGCCTTCATTCCATAACTGAGTAGCACGCGCTGCTGTAACGGTCAGTCCCACCGTGGGACCTAGCAAGTCTACCAAGAATGACTGCAAGGCTTCTACTTCGTCTTGGTTTTTACGGCTATCGCGGAACCACATGTCATCAAGCTTGGTACGACTTGCGATATCAATGCCCGCAGCGTTACCAATACCGCGAGTAATCATCGTGCCCATGTTTACACCAAACGTATTAATCGCCCAGTTTATAAACTCAAGCTCAAAGTCGAACGGTTCTTCTTCATCGCTCAGCCCATTGAACACAGCGTTTGCGATGCTTGCTACAGTTGCGAAGCCCCAGATGCCAGTTACACCTGAGAAAATGCCCGCCATGCCCATGGTTCCAACAAACCGTGCGCGTGCTTCGCGCCTAATTTCAGGTGACTCGCCCTTCCACATGTTTAGTGCGTTGTGCGTCAAGAAAAATGTCATCTGTTGGGGGAACTGTTTGAACTGTAGTATTACGCCAGCAACCGGGTTCTGAAAGAAACGTGGTTTGTTTGCCGAGGAATAGTCAAACATAGCCCGGTGGGTTACGTCTTTAGCCGCAAGCACGGCTTCTTCAAACGCCGCGTCTTTGTCTTTACGGCCTTTACGTGCATCCATAGCTTGACGGAACGCAGACATGGCCATCACTTCGCGGTTAAACCGCTCAGCGTTGTGGAACAACCCAGTCATTATCTGCATACCTTTGTGTGCAACGCCAAACTGATCGCCCGTTGGGGCCGAAGCTAGACCTGACTGGTCGTATGTAGCGGTAATATCAATTAGACCGTCACCTACAAACCGTTCGTATGCCTGTTGTTCAACATCAGACATTCCTTTAAACCGGTTCATAGATGGGAAATAACCGTCTCTTTTATTGCCAAAGCCGGTACTTATAATTTGCGAGGCCGCCTTCTTGGTCTGCCATAACGCGTTAACAGTTGCTTGCGCGTAAGACATATTGGGATTCATTCGCAGGTTCATACCCACCAGTGTAGGAATACCAATGATTGCGCCACCTAGTACGTTGGTAATAGCAGATGCTGGCGCGGTCAAGTACCAGATAAAACCTATGTTGGACAACAACGAGGGCGTAACAAAACCAAACAGATTAAATTGATTTGGTGGGTTAAGCATGAGCTGTAACCGACTCTCCATTTCAGTAACGTAGTCGCTCAGCTCATTGTTCTCTTTAATAATTTTAGGGTCGTAGCCGTCTCGTCTATCTTTAATCTGCATACGCGCAGCTTGAATGTTTGAGAACATATCAGGCGAGTTTTCAAATCGTGATAGCTGATAGCCCATATGGAATGATGAGCGTGCAAAGTTACGCAGCGCATCTTCTGAATAGCCAGCAATGTTGTTGCGGTTCATAAACGCTTTGCGGAAGCTCTGCTCTGGCTGGTTGGCCAAGTAGTTTTGATAGATGCTGTCTTTTAGTACTTGCTTTTGCAATTCAATTGCTTCTTCTGAGCCTTTGAATGTAGCGCTATCAATTGCCTCAAAAGAGTTCTGTAAAAATTGAGACTGCCTTGCGTGCAAATCCATCTGGCCTTTGTAAGTACTGCCTTCTTTTAAGCTGTCCGCTAACTTGGGGTCTTTTTGAAGTCGTTGCGCCAAGTGCTTTTCTTTTTGCCCTTGGGTTTCAAACATGTAGTACTCACGGGTTGCGCCCTCACCAACCTGATACCAGAAGCGACCGTGGCGCATCAACGGGAAGTATGGGCCCCTCTGCCGAGTTTTCTCAAACTCTTCTTTGATGTTGTTAATTTCCTTATCGGTTACACCAAGAGCTTTCATATCCGCAATACGTGTGTTAAGCACCGTCTGATACTCTGAGTACCGTGACTCATAAAACTTGCGTACATCTCTGTAGATTCTTTTAGCTTCGGGCGTTAGCTTTACCCACATATCAGTGATATCTTGGTTTTCAGCTTTTTGCGCAGCGGTGTAATTGTTAGCTTCCCATGTCATAGGGTCTGGATCAAACTGCTTAATTGTTGCAGAGTGCATAACCTTTGCCAACATTCGTGACATATCAGGGTACTTACGTTGCATCTCTTCCCAACGTTGTGAGATTTCTCCAGACTCGCGCAAAATATTATTTTTACGGGCAAGGAAACGTTCTACTACTTGGATAAAGTTGCCAACCTGTGGAATACGGCCGCGGACTAAATCATCAATTTGACGCAACGTTAACGCACCGAGGAGCTGTGGGCGTGTAGCGGACGTAGCGGTACTGAGGATGTACGGCATGTCACGGCGGATTTCGTTCCATTGCGAAGCCGTCATTAGCTTACTAATTGTGGCCGGTGTAGGCTGCGACATACCAGCGGGCACAGCCTTCAACGCAATCCTCGACATCGCTTTAGGCGTTGACTTAGTGCCCGTTACGTTCTCCATACCCATCGGGCCAGCCATTAAAATGTTGGTGGCACGCATAACTTCCACCATCACGTCACTCTCTTCTTTAGAAGGAGTCTTAAACAGTTTGGTGATGGCAGCGGTAAACTCGTTCCACAACGAGAACGTAGCTGACTTGTAACGCATACCACGCAACAAAGTTTGGAAGTCTAGGTTAGACATCGCCTCAGACACAAACTCGTGCAAGTCTTTAAGCCCGTAGTTACCTAAATGTTCGCTGGCTAACGTACCCTTGGAGTAGTTGTACAACTCGAGCAGTCGGTTGTAGGCTTGTTTACGTTCGCCTGATAACTTATCGGGGTTGTCAATCAGGTGTATGGTGGCCGCGTGTAGTGCTTCATGAAAGAACACGTTGTTGTCCATCATACCCCGACGCATTGTGAGTGTGTCGGTATCGGGATCGTACTTTGCATCCCAATTAAATTGATTGTCTAACAGCTTCTGGGTTTCGTTAACAATCTCTAGTTGCGATTCGTTAGTAAGCGCGTCTTTAAGCTCAATTACAGCAGCATTAACGTCAAACAAATTCTTTGACGACAGCGCGGACAGCAGCTCACCACGTTGTACTTCCGGCAAGCTTGTCTCAACTATGTCGCGTAGCGCACGAAGTTGGTTGTTAAGTGTCTCTTTAATCTGAGGATCATTTTCCAAAGACTCAATTGCGCTTTGCGGCATCACTTTAGTTTTTGCCGTAAGGCCCGCTTCTAACAAACGTTGCGCTAAATCCTTAAAGTAACCGTTGGTCTTATCGCCCGCCATAATCTTTAACGCACCTTTTAGGTCGCCAGCTTCTATGGCGCGTACAACAGCGGGGTGCAGCTTTTGTTTAGTAGGCAGGTTGCGTAAATCAACCGGTGCTTCCATTACGGCGTCTTCGCCCTCAGTCTCAATATCTTCAACAGCAGCCGCGGCTTCTTTAGCCTGCTTACGTTTATCAAGACGAAGTTGCTGGTTTGTAACTTTCTCTGCCGTTGCAATTCTGGCTTGAGCGCTTGCGGTCTTACGCTTTTGAACTTCTAAGTTAAACAAAGTAACAGCTTTGTTAAATTTAATTTCTTCGTCCATGTTTGCGCGTTCGTTCGCAACCATCTCGTTAAGCGTGGCAATTGTTTTGGGGTCTAGGTTCTGCTCAATCCAACGCTGGAAGCTTTCTGCATACGCACCACCTTCACCAAAGAACGTGGCGTTTCTACCAAAGTCGGTTTTTAATTTTGCTTGTTCGGCTGTCTGCGGCAGTTTCTTTCGCTCCGCGGCCGTCATCTCTTTTACATCAGCCGCACGCATACCGTACTTAGCTTCTAAGAACGCATCCCAACGTGCAAGGTCCTGCGCTAAGTCCGCAAGCACAAACCCAAACTTAGGCCGTGTTGGGTTTGTAATGTATGCTTTGGCTGCAAGCATCTCGGGCGTAACGTCACCGCCGCTGTCAAACATTTGCTTAAGCGTGGTCCAAGCACTACGTAACTTAGTGTCACTAACCTTAAACTGTTTAGTGCCGCCCTCCATTGATGGCCTGCGAATCTTACCTTCAGGCGTAACGCCGGGGGTCATAGCTCTTTTTGTTTCGACCTCAACGTCAGACTCGTACGCTACTTTACCGGGTTCAATTTTTATCTTTTGGCCTTTAGCACCAAGGGCGTTAATAAAATTTTGAACTTGGTCTTTAAATTCCTCTAACCCACGGCGGGTCGTGATGTTTGGGAACCCAGCTCTTTCCAGCAACTGTGCCTGCGACATCGTGCCGGGGTTCTGCAAGCTGGTCACAAGCTTATCAAACTTGGTTTCTCCGCCCGCTATATCAGTTAGAAATTTGTAAGCAGCTTTTAAACCGGGTGATGATTTTTCACCGGGCCTGGTAATATCAAATCGTGATAACAGCTTATAAATTACATCTTTCAACGACGTGATCTTGCCAGCTTCTTTGCTTTTAGGTCGAGCGGCTAAGTTAACTGCGTTAAGGAAACGTTTAATAGCCTGCGCTTCCTCAGTCTTATCTACGTGCTCCGTGCTTGTATCAGGAGCATCTTTGTCTTCTTCAGCTTGTTTAGCTTCAGCCGCTTTTCTTGTTACTTCTTCTTCGCGGGCTTTCTGCTGGGTATCAGTTTCAGTCTGCTCGTCTTCGGCAACTCCAGCACCAAACTCTTCAAAGTCTTCAGCAATGGAGGTAGGGGCCTTGCGTTTCTTTGTACCAAGTAATTCGTCAGCCGCTTCTTTTGCTTTCTTTGTTTCTTGGGATTTAGATTTTTCAGTCTTTTGCTGCTGTTGTTTCTCTACAACGGGTTTGCCAAACATATCTACTTGTTCGGGCGCTACTTTCTTTACAGTAGGTGCGGGCTTAGCGGTTGCTAGCTCAGTCTGAGCTACCCGTATTTCTCTACGCACAGCGTTAAGTTCGTTTTGCAAACCCTGAACTATGTTTGTCTCTGTATCTCCTACTGAGCTACCAATCTTTTGAGTTTTTGATCGCTCTAGCCGGTTAGCAAGATCAGTTTCTCTAGCAGTCAATACATCCAAACGCTCTTGAGCCGACATTGTTGGGGATGCAACACCAGCCTGCGCCTTGTTGCGTTTCTCGCCCGCAGCCGATCTCTTCAGTCTTTCTTGATACGTTTCAAACGCTTCTTGGTTTTCAAAGGTCAGGGTCTCATCCCTGTTGCCAATGTCGGGCGTTTTATCAACGCCGTACATGTCAATAGTTTTGGCATTGGGGTCAATCGGTTCAACTTTCTCGTCTTTAGACTGGCCTTCACCAAACAGTTTACTTTGTATGGCTTTAGGCGTGCTTTTAAATTTCTCGGGAATAGCCGCGCCTTCTAGCATATATTTGGGGGCGTAACGCAAAATGTTTTCAGCAGTTAATTTAGCGCGAGGGTCATATTCACTCATGGCTTCAAGACCGCTAAAGTCACGGTAAGGCTTTCCGGGGAAAGACAAAGCTGAAGACAACATACGCAAAACTGACTCTCTAATTGTTACATTAGTCACAATACGTTTCATCAGTGACGTATCATTGTTAGCCAACGCTTGGATAGCTTCGTTTTCAACTCGTGACAGAGGGGCTTGTTCGGAATAAATCCGGTCGGCATCTTTTAAAGCTTCGTTTGCTTCGTCTTTAATTTTTCTTGCTGCAGCGCTTTGCAATAAATTTTCTTGTGCTTCGGGTCTACCTTTAAACGCATCCCATAAACCTTGGCTTACCAAGTCATACGTTTTAGTAACTTTGCCGTCAACAACTAAATCAAGAGTGCGGCCCTTGTTTACAAGATCAGGTGCTTGTACTGTTGGCGCTTTTTGCTTCTCACCAAACATGTCGCTCTGCATGGCTTTGGGGGTGCTCTTCTTCTCGGACAACTGATTGAGCGCCGCGTCAACTTCAGCAACAGCGCTCTGTGTGTACAACTCTGCAACCTTCTGGAAATTGTTAACCGACTCGCCTTGAGTCATTCCGTAGCGGGCACCAATTCTCTGCGCCCAAGCCCGGTCTAGTTTGCCGCTTGCCAGATCGTCTGTAAGTTTTTGTTTCTTGTCTTGCAAGAATTTAATAGCCGCTTCTGTGCTACCTGTAAACGAAACCGCAAGCTGTGCAGCACGGTTACCGTTGATAAACTTACCAAACAAATTACTCTGCATTGCTCGGGGTTGGCTGGTAGTACCTGTCATGCCCCGCAGGACTTCAGTAGCATCAAACGTAGGATTTTTTAACGTTGCGTTAACGCCGGGGTCTACCATTTTTTTATTTTGAAAGGTAGCGGATTTAACGTCTTTAACAAGCTCCGGTTGGCCCGTGTATTTAACAATTGCCTCGGCGTTAGCGTCTACAAGAGCGTTGATGTCTGAGGACAACCTACTCATCATTTGAATTTGGCCTGCTGTTGGCCGCGGCTCAGTTTGCAGCTTTAATAACTCGCTGCGGAGATTTTCGTAACTTTCCTTAAAGTCACTTAACGAACCCTGCTGTTGGTTTGTTTTTGCAAGTGCTTCTTGACGGCGTGTTTGTTCTTCTTTTACCAATGCGTATTCGGCATCCCTAAGATTAACGTTAGAAAGTTCTTTGTTAAGTTGCTCATCTTGCAACGCACGAACTGCATCGGGTGTGACTGCTCCTCGAGTCAACGCAAAGTCTTCGTTACCGTACTTGGCAGACACAGTTTGCGTGCCCGCTAGAGTACCCGCTTGTATACCTTGCTGAGCGCGAGCTGCGTACTCGTCTACGTTTTGTGGCGCAAGAAACGGTAGGGTCTCGGCAGGTGTGCCGTCACCGGGCATGTTATCCATTAAACCGGGCGGCTCTGTTAGTGCTCCTGACTGTACTGCTGTTCCGTCTGGAGGTCCTGCAAGAGTCTGTCCAGCATCATCCACTCTATTTGGCTGATTGATTCCAGCTCCTGCGGCGGGGGCTCCTGTACCGGACTCGCTAACCAGCGGAGCGCCTGCTCCACTTGGGGGACTGATAGGTTTGTTAACATCGGGTTCTCCTCCTATGTCTTGAGCAGCGCCACTCTCCATGTCTCGGAGCATAACTTGCGCTTCTGGGGTTTGACGGGCTCTGTAAGTATTGACACCGCCACTGTACGCGCCCATTGGTCCGCCAAGCAGCAAAGCGCCGCCAGCAGCTTCTAAGTATTCTTTAGCGGCTTCGGGGTCTGTGAACGGATTGAGGGCCAAGCCCGCTTGCCAACGTTCAAGAACTGATTGTGTAACCTCTTGCGGTACTTCAAATGCAATACCTTTTGCAACTCCGCTTGCAACGGCTTTCTTGTACGCATTGGGGTTTGTTGCGGCTTGAACAATCTCCATTGTGGCTTTTTCAGCGGACTCTTTACCAGAAAAACCAACCAGTCGGCCCAGTGGTTTAAAGTAGCTAAACCCAAACGCATCAAGCGCAGTTTGACCAACACCCGCAGCAGTTGCGGTCATGCGGTTAACGTCTTTGTACTTCTCGCCTTTTTTCTCTTGCTCTTCTTTTTGGCGCGAGATACCATCAGCAATATAAGAACCCAGTGTAGTCAAGCCCCATGCGGCTGTACCAAGCAATGCGGCTGGCGCAGAAGCAGCGCCAAGTAAAGCAGCGCCGCCTGCTACAGCAGCACGAGTACCTAAACCAGCAGCGATAGCAGGAGTTTGCGATCCAAGAGACGCGCCAGCAACTTCCTTGAACTTGTCAAGAGTGCCGCCTAATGCGTCGCCGTATCGACCTTCTTTGAACGCTGTACCAAGATCACCAAACTCGGTTTGTTTATAAACAGATTGGGCTTCTTCTTTGGCTTTGAGCAACTCGTCTGTTGCTGCCCGCTGATCACCAGCGCCAAAGAAAAGTTGCCCTGCTGGAAGTGCTGTGGTAGAGCGTTCTTTTAAGGCTTGCCCGTAAGAGCCAAAAAACCCACCGGTTTTGGTAGGTTCTTCGGGCTTTGACTTAAGGTACGCATCAGGGTCAAACGAAGATGGTTTTTTGGCCAAATACTCATCTGGGTTAAAAGCCATATTACACCCCTAATTTTTGCTTAATCTGTGCTGATCTTGGATCGTTAGGATTAGAGTTAGCCCACTCAAGCGCTTGTTTATCCTGTGGTGACATACTACCACCGCCGCCGCCACCCATTTGATATTCTTTAAGCACCGCGTCTTTAGTAGCCTTAATATTAGCTTCGGCTTTTGCTCTCTTAGCTGGGTCTTTACTCTTCAGATCGAGTATGTCCATTCCATTCATGGCACGTAACCTAGCTGTGATTGCTTTTGAAATTTGATCGGGTGTGGGCGCATTGTCTTTGGCGTCGTACTTAGCGCCCATCTTAAGCGCATTGGCTTTGCCCCACAACTCAAGCTTTTTAAGGGCTTCCGCTGGTTTTCCGGCCTTCTCTAAAGCTTCAACCTCTTTCATTATTTTGGCAATGTCAGAGTCTTTGTTCATTATTGCTAACTCAGCTTTTTTGGCTTGCAATTTAGCGTTCTCAATCTGCAACTGCTGGGCACGGTCAGCCGCTGATCGTTGATCAGCGGACACAACACTAGCGGCGCTGGCTGCGGCAGTCATTTGATGATTGCGCAGATCAATATTGGCTTTCTTAAGCGCGGCTTCAGCAGCGGCAATCTTATCAACGTTACCAGTGCGGCGAGCCTCTTCCAATCTTTCAATTGCTTCAGTAACTTTAAATTGATCTTGTGCAAACTGCATTCTGGCTTCACGTTCAGTACGCATCTGTGTATTGACTTCGTCGCCTACATCACCGGCCATAGCTCCGGGTCTAGCGTACCTTCTTAACATACCCACTATGTCTTCGTTCAAAGTTGGGCGTGAGCGTTCAAACTGATCACGCATATTTTTTTGCTGCTCGCGCATTACATTGGCGTAAGTGCCAATACCAGCGGCTTCGTTACGAGCTTTAATCTTTGCGGTTTCTGCTGCTTCGTTAAACACTTCAGGTTGTTGGCCAATAAACTTTTCTGTTGCCGTTAAGAACTTGTTCTCTGGCATTGCTTGGGGT